TCCCAGATCCAGTAGTGGAAGCCGGACTCGCCCTCCTTGTCCGACTGCTTGCACGAGACCAGCTCCAGGTCGTACCGGTCCTCCGGGATGGCGTCAAACCCGCCCTCGGACTCGGCGGCGGCCTTGGCCGTCTCAGCCGGTAGCTTCGGCATCGGTACCTTCTTTCGTCTTGGTTGTTACCAGCCGGGGCTGGTAGTGCTGCTCGATCCAGGCGGTCAGGTCACGGGCGACCTGGGCTGCCCGCTCGGATTGGAACACCCCGGCGCCGCGTAGTTCCGACCAGCAGGTAGACCCCTGCCCGATCGCCTCCCCGACCGCCCGGGCCAGTGGGGTGGTGTCGACCGACGCCGGCTGGAACTCCCACCGGAAGTACGGTCGGTTGTCCTCCGGCCAGACCACGACCCGCCTGCCCCAGGACCCCTCGATCGTGGGTGCTTCCGTGTCCGGATGCGCCTTCTGGAAGTCCGGGCTGTGCACAACCAGCCGGAAGCTCACCGGGTCCTGGCTGACCTGGATCCCGGTGATCGTCCAGCCAGCCGGCAGCGCCATCAGGTACTCCAGCTCGTTGCGCCCGAGCCGGATCGCACCTCGCCGGTCCGGATCCCACCTCACGGCGTCGCCTTCGCGGTCCGGCGGTTGGCCGCCCGCGCTGCCGTCTTGGCCTCGGACTTGGCCTGCTCCTGCGCGGTCAGGTAGGCCCCCGCCAGGTCCCGGCGGTCCCAGCCGGCCTTCTGGTCCGGGTCCGACGCCTCCTCCAGCTCGCCGCGGACGTACGACAGAACCCGCAGGAAGGTGGGGTTGAACAGCTCCCGCGGGGTCGCGTCGAACCTGTCCTTGGCCCGGTACTGCCGGGTCTTGCGAGTCCGCCCGACGAACTCCGACTGCGGCCCCGAGTCGGTCACCAGCTCGTTCGATCCACACCGGATGACCAGGTCGACGTACCCCAGCAGGTCCGACTGCAGGCCGGGGTTCACGGCCGGCCCCCAGACCTGCACCTCCTCCCCGTCATCCAGCTTTACCTCGTCCTGCCGCTCCAGGGCGGTCAGCGCGAAGTGGCACGGCAGGTCCCGGAACCGGCGGATCAGCACCCGCATCTGGTCGCTCATGACCCGCCAGTCGTTACGGTCCACCTCCCAGCGGTTAGTGCGTTTCGCGTTGGACCGCATCTCCGCCGCGGTCTGGTTCTCCCGCAACAGCTGGGTGACCTCCGTGCCGGAGTCCATCGCGACCCCGAACCACGCCCCGGGGTCCCGGGATAGTTCGGCCTCCAGCTGGTAGAACAGCGCCTCCAGGCCGTCGAAGGTCGCCCGCTCCTGCTTCTTGGGGTCCGGCCAGACCTGGATGTTGGAGGTGTCGATCCCGCGCTTGCGCAGCGCCGACACCTTCGCGCCGCCCTCGGCGTTGACCAGCAGCACCCGGCCCAGCGACGCCATGGTCAGCACGTCGGTGGTCTTACCGGTGCCCTCCGGCCCGTACCACACCCCGTTGACGAACTCGGTCGTATCCTCCAGGGAGACGAACCCGTAATCCGCGTCCGCCCCCGTGTCCGGCGCCTGCGTGTCGTCGCGCTGTGGGGGCGGGTCGGCACTCGCCCACGGGTCCTCCACCGCCTGCCGGGCCGGCTCGCCCGCCTTCACCTTCGGCATACTGTCTCCTCTTCGGTCGGACCTGGCAGCCTACGCCGCCGTTTGACTACCTAGCAAGCAAGTGCCAGGCGACCCACCCCCCGCCCGCCCCGGCGGCGACCAGGACGCAGACCAGCGCCAGCAGGCGCAGCAGGTCCAGGCCGGCCGGTGTCGGACCGGTGTACCCCGGCGTGTCCCGCGGCCCCCACAGCGGGTCGTCCGGGCTGGTCGCCAGCCACGGGCCCACCCCGACGTAGTGGCTGTCCGGCCCGGCCTCGGCCCAGCCGGTCGACCTCACCCGGACGTGCGCCCACTGGGACGCCGGGTCGTTGTACGCGGCGGCCTCCGACGGGTAGGAGCACAGCAGCTCCCCCGCGGCGTTGAACAGCGCCCACTGCTGCAGGGTCATTACTTCCTGCGCTTCAGGGTCGTACCCGCCCACAGCAGGACGGCTGCGGTGACGACCAGGATCAGGCCCGCCTTATCCATGGTTGCTGTGCCTCCCCATCTCGTTGCCCTCCATGTGCTTCCAACGGCACCGGGCCCGGCACCGCCGGTCGATGTACCGGACCCCGCCGGGTAGTCGCGACCGGCGGTCGAAATGGTCTCCCGGCAGCAGGACGCCGCAGCCGGAGCAGGTCATCGCCAGAACCGTCCGGCCGCCGACCGTCGGACGGTAGACCAGCCTAGGCACGGAGGTATACCGCCCAGACCACGATCGTGAATATTGCCAGGAGGGCGACGGCCAGCCACCACTGCGGGTCCGGGTCCGAGCCGCCCAGCCGGGCGCCCATCAGGAGTCCCCGGACATCAGCAGGACGTGCCGCTGGTCGTCGTGGGTCAGGGTGATCGGCTCCGTCCCGACCCAGACGATTCCGGTCACGTGGATCTCCAGTTCTGCTTCCAGCTTGTCCAAGGTGACCAGGACCTGCTGCAGCTGTCCCAGCCGCGTCGCACCCATGATCACTCCCAGTCCTCCCCTCGCTCGTTCCGGTGTGACCCGCCATGCCCCGGCGGCCGGCTGCAGGCGTTCTCCCCGAACGCCTCCTGGTAGACCGCGACCGGCCGGTCGGCCAGGCACAGCGGCCCGCGGCCGGTCTCCACCACCAGGGTGCAGTGCGCGCAGACCGGCGACAGGTAGGTCGCCAGCAGGCCGGCCAGGTGTTCCTTCTCCCGGGAGGCGCACAGGACGCAGGCCGGCCGGGGTACGTCCGGCGGGTCCCCGTAAGGGTGCAGGGCGGTGGAAGCCGGGACGATGGCGCTGCACCGGGAGATAGCGGCGACCGTCCGGCCGCAGCCGGCGGCGCACAGCCCCCCGTCGCGGGTGGGCAGCTGCCACGAGTCGACCAGGTACAGCGACAGGTCGACCGGCTGCGGCTTGTTCGACACCCGCCCCGGCTGCTTAGGCATCGAACCCCCTCCAGGCGACCCGGGCCAGCCACTGCCGCGCCTGCTCTACCCGGACCCGCATCTTCGCGCGCTTACGCCGCTGTGCCCCGCTGGCGCGCTTCACGCCCGGCTCCCGACGACCGCCACGGCCAGGGCCAGAGCGAACACGACCAGCACCACGGCCCAGAACCAGAAGTCGGGGCCGCGCTTACCGCGGTGTTTCGCCATATCTCCACTTCCTCCTCTCCGCTTCCAGGGCCAGGCAGACCATGATCCGGGCGAACGCCGGGCTGGTCAGCCGGGCCCAGGTGGTTAACAGCCGGTTCAGCTCGTCGGTCGGAATCCGCCGGACCTCCGACAGCATCGGCGTGGTCGGGCGAATCACTTGCGCTCCGACAGGGCCAGCAGGACCCCCAGGCAGGCCAGGCAGCAGGCCAGCCCCAGGAACCGCCACGTCGGGTCGTCCAGGGACAGGTACGCCAGTAGGCCGCCGATCGCACCCGCTATCGAGATCCACATCAGTGCCTCGTAAAATCTTGGGTGAACCCCAGGTCGGTCAGGATCCGCTCCGGCGCGGCGACGCCCTTGCGCATCAGCAGGTGGGCGTCCCGGAAGTCGCACTTCCAACCACACTGCAGCGGGTCCGGCGACGAGTACGGTATCTCCTTGCGGTACAGGGCCACCGCTGCGCGCCAGGCGTCCAGCGCCAGGTTGGTAAGCTCCGCGTCGGTGCGGTACATCGGTAGCCGCTTGAACCTGGTATCCAGGGGCTGCACGCCGGTCTTGTTGCGCTGGGTCCGGGCACCCGAGTAGATGCTCTTCTGGACCTTCTTGCCCAGCTGCCGCATCATCCAGGTGTACAGGCCGAACTGGTCGTCCAGGTCTACTTCCTTCTCCCGCTTCAGGTTCTGGTTGCCCTTGTGGTCGACCAGGTCGATGGTCCGGGTGAACAGGTCCTGTACGACCAGGTCGATCTTGGCCTTCAGCCGGAAGCGGGTGGGTCGCCCGGCCTCGTTCAGCAGCGGTACGACCGGGGCGTACTCAACCGCCAGGATCCGCCAGTTCGGGTCGACCCCGTAGTGGTTGACGTAGCCGGCGTACATCCAGTCGGCCAACTCCTGGGTCTCGGTCTGCGGCCCACCCCCGGACCCCAGTACGGGTGCGACTGCATCGACGGCCAGGGCCAGCCGCTCACCCGCGGACAGGTCGCTGTCCTGGGTGGCCATTAGCGACTCGTAGTGCGCCTGCAGGGCCAGGTGCCAGGTGGTGCCGATGTCCCGCGGCGACCCGGCCTCCGGCGGGCGGGTCCAGCGCTGCCGGTAGGACAGGTGGTGTTTCAGCGGGCAGTCGCGGCCGGTGGACAGTTCCGAGTAGGACACGGTCACGATCTTGGAGGTCATCAGAACCCGCCCCCGACCGCGGACCAGACCCACAGGACCAGTACCACGGAGATCAGGAAGGCCGCCAGCCATAGCATCCAGTCGTCTTTCATTCCGGGTCCCCTCCCGCGTCCGACTGTCGCCGCCGGGCCTCGTAGAACGAGGACGGCGGGTCCGGGTTGCTGGCCTCGTAGGTGGGCTGCGGTCGGGTCTCGGTGGGGGCGAGGGTTTCGGCGATGGCTGCGGCCTCGGCCAGCCGCAGCGATAGCCATCGCGCCGCCCCGACGCCCAGGACGTGCCGCTTTACGCTGACCGTGATCGCCCCGTCGGACATGACGTACACGCGGGTTTTGGACGGTCCGGGCGTGGCCTCCCACCGGCCGTTGTCGGTCTGCTGCCAGCGGCGCTCGTGGTCCTTCACTTGATCTCCTTCCCCAGCTGGATCCGGGCGTCGGCGGTCGCGGCCAGGTCCGGGGTCCACAGGACCTCGGTGACCCGGTACACCCGGCCGAGTAGCTCGACCAGGTCACCGACCCGCGGAACATGTCGCAGGCCGCGGGTCTGCTCGTACTCAGGGTTTCCCGGCTGGGTGAATACGGCCTTCATGGGGACAGCACCACCCGGACGTGCGCGGGGTGTTCGGAAACTACGTGGATGACCCGCTGGACGGTGTGGTCCGCGCCCTTCCAGTGGACGTGCTCGCCGACCCGGGGGACGGCGGCCAGGTACAGGTCCACCGACCCGTCGGAGGTATCCAGGCGTACTGGGACAGCGGCCATCACTCGTCTCCCTCTCCGGGCCGGTCGAACACGGCGATCTCTTCCAGCTCATCCAACAGGCGGTGCACCACTGGGGGGCGGGACAGGCCCTCGCTGTTCGGGCACAATTCGCCTACGAGCGCCGCTGCCTCCTCCCGGGTCAGGTCGATGGTAAGCCGGAACTGCTGCGGCAGCCTCTTGATCGCCACGGTTACCACCACCCCTTCGAACGGCCGATCAGCAGGGCGATGAACACGACCCCGAACAGCAGGGCCAGCCGCGGGTACCGGTTCGGCTGGGCCCTGCCTGACAGCGTCCGCTTGCGGTAGGCGCGCTTCTGACGCCTACCGACCGGACGGCGCAGCCAGCTACCCACGGCTGGACCGCAGCGTCCGCTTGTAGCCGCGCCGCTTCCCGCGCCTGCGAGCCCGCGGCTCCCACGGGTTCAGTTCGACGATGACCGGCCGCAGGACGTTCACGCCCGGGTGGTCCGACGCGGCCTTCCCGGTCAGCCGGCTGATTCCACGGCCCGAACAGCTCGACCGACTCACGGCAGCACCTGCTCGTACCCGTTCGCCCAGTAGACGGCCTCAACGCCGTCGGACATGAACTGGACCAGGTCGGTCCAGCTGCGCGGCTCCCCGCCACCCTTCGGCCCGGACGTGTACCAGAACCCGCCGGCCTTCACGACCGCGTAGGTGTAGGTGGCGCCGTACGGCGGGTTGAACTGCTTCCTGAACCACAGGACCTCGCCGTCGTCGAACACGTCCGGCCCGTACTGGGTGACCCGCTCGATCCGAGCCTCCAGCCGGTCCAGCGACTTCAACAGCCGCGCGTGCTCCCGCTCCAGGTACGGCGGGACTGGCGACGGAACGCCGCCGTCCTCGTACTCCGCTTCGCTCTCGCTCACTTCCTTCTCCTCTCGATCAGGTCCAGGATGACCCAGATCACGGCGGTCGCGGCCAGGGCCACGCACACCCCGGTCATGGTCACTTCCGACACGCCAGCAGGGCCAGTAAGCCCAGGCCGACCACGATCATCACGATGGCCAGCCGCTGGTCCCAGCCCATTCAGTCCTCCTGTCCAGACGAGTTAACCACGTCGTTTGACTGCGGGACAAACACCTGGGCTGCGACTTCGTAGATCGCCCGTGCTTCGGCCTTCTCGCACCCCAGGCAGGTGCTGCGGCCGGCCGGCGGCTCGTTGCCGGTGGTCCAGTGGCTGACCGTCGCGTGGCACCAGCCGTAGATCCGGTAAGAGGCGACCTGGCCGCGGGGCGACCAGACCCCGTACGACTCGCGCGGGTCCAGGATGTGTACCCGGTAGGCTCCGGGGTGGGTGGACCAGTAGTACCGGTGCTTGAACCGCAGCCGCCGCATCCGCCGGAACGGCTCCCGAAGGGTCTGTCCTTCCGGTTCGTCGTGGCAGGTCCGGTTGCGGCAGTACCCGGCCGCGTTGTAGTCGTGTTGGTGGCGTGGGTCGGTCGGAGGCCACTGGAACGGGAACGGGAAATCCGGCACTTCAGCCTCCCCGCCCTTCTGGCAGCAGTCGTTCAGGTGGTGCGGCAGGTGCGGGCAGGCGCCGCCCCGGATCGGCACGACGTTGCCGTACAGGTCCTGGACGCCAGCCTGGACGTCGACCACGCTCAGGACGTACCGGGGGTCCGAGCGGGCGCAGTTCGCTACCGTCCGGGCGACCGCGACCGGTAGCGTCCCGGTCCGCTCGACCAGGATCCGGGCCGCGCGCATGACGTCCCAGTCCCCGACATACGCCCGGGCGTAGCGGACTGCTGCGGCGACCAGTTCCGGCTCGTCCCGCATCTGCGCATCCGAGAACCGGACCGCACTCTCCGGCAGCTTAGGCATTATGCGATCTCCTCCCAGCGCTGCGCGACGTCCCGCAGTCGTTCGCGGGTGGAAGCCTGCTCGGCCAGGACCAGGTCCTCCGCGTCCCGGTCCCGGTACGGCTCGACCTCCCGGCGGACCAGCGCTGCAAGAGCAGCCGGGTCCAGGGCGTCCAGCTCCCACGACTCGTAGCCGTACTCGGCCACGTAGTCCGCGTAGCGGGAGTCCGTGACCTTCGCCGGGTTCGGCGGGGGGTTCAGCTCCCGGACCTGCTCCATGTTTAGCGCTATCCGCTTGAACTCCAGGCTGTCCGCGTGCCCGGCCATGAAGGTCCGTAGCCGGTCCTGGATATCCCGGCTCATGTCGATCCCGGACGGGTCGTGGTCCCCCAGGTGCAGTACGACCGGCACCTGCCCGCCCGCGGCGTAACGCTGCAGCCGCTGCCCAGCGCGCCACATCTCCGACTGGGAGACGTAGCCTTTGCAGGGGAAGTACGAGACCATCAGGTTGGACGCGGGGCGTTGGACCACCCCGGCCAGGGCTTCCTTCTCGACCCAGATCTCGACCCGGTGCGCGGTGTCGCGCCAGCGGTCCAGGAAGTACGAGGAGGACAGGGACTCAATCTCCTCCTGCGGGGTCCCGGAGGTGTTCCAAATGACGGGGGAGCGGGTACGGTCGCTAATGTGGTTCCAGTCGATGATCCCGCACAGCCGGGCGTCCGAGACGATCCGCCCCAGCCGGTCATAGTTCTGCTGCCGATTCGCCAGCAGGCCGCGCGATACGAACTGGTAGTACAGCTGCCGCAGCGACATGTCGTACCCGTCGGCGGCGTAGGCGGTGCAGATCTGGGCGGCCTGCTCGGCAACGGCTAGGTTGGCCGGGTTCAGGACGCACGCCTCGTAGGCGATCTTAGGCATCGGTGGCCCTCTTCGGGTGGGCGGGGTATTGGGGGGCGAGTCGGCCGGCCCCGCCAGCGGTAGTGGCCTCTTCAACCAATTCGGCCAGTGTTCCCCATTCCAGCGGGACTCCGGCTCGGCTGGCCACCCGGCCGATCAGGACGGCTCGCCAGGGTGGCAGCTGTCGTAGTTCCCGGTCGGGTACGGGGCGGTCGTCGCTGATGGCGATCAGGCAGGCGTCCTGCGCCGCCATCAGCCCGGATTGGTCGATTGGCGTTTCAGGCACGGTTGACCCACCTCTCGAAGTCCCAGTCGATCATCTCCTGCGGCAGTTCCCCGTCGTACCCGGAGCCGTCGACGTGTCCGGCGGTGTACGCGGCCCGCAGGATCTCTCTGACCGCTCCCGCTGGCACGAAGATACCGTCGCGGGTGGCTTCCTTCAGGTCCAGCCTCATGTCAGGCATCCATGGAACGACAGGAGGTTCTCGCGGACCTGGTACTGGTGCCAGCCGACGGCAGCGTTCAGCTGGGCGACCTGCCGCTCGATCGCCGGCCGGACCTCCGCGGGGATGTCAGTCAAGTCAGGGACGGGCGCCCAGGTGGCGGAAGTGACCCGCCCCCGGGCGACGACGGTTAGCGTCATGATGCCGGGCTGTACGTGTGCCCGGGCAGGCCCGAGACGTAGCCGGAGGTGTGGATGGTCGAGTCCTTGGCTGCGCCGCAGCGGCACAGCGTCGGTGTCTGGATGATCTCGAAGGACGGGTTGGTGGCGAAGAACTCCGCGCGGGCGACCAGGACGTCGCCGACCTCGTCCGGGCCGTCCGGGGTCGGATAGTCTTCCGAGTTCCGGGTGACCGGATCGCCGCCCTCGATCGGCAGGACCACCCAGACGTGACCGCCGTTCACGCCAATGACGGCGAGGTTCAGGGCCTCCTCGACCATCGCCGACTCGTACTCGGGTTCGGCCAGCTGGCCGGTCAGGGTGATGTGACTGGTGTACCGGGCGGTGATCTCCCGCCTGGGGGTGTCCCAGGCAACCAGGGCGACGACGTCCGCGTGGTCCTGGTCCAGGCGGGTCCAGCCTAGGGCCAGATCGAGGCCGGTCTGGCACCAGATTGAGCCGTCCGCCAGCTTCTTCACGCGGAACGAATCGGGCAGGGAGGCATTGCGAGGGTGGTAGGTGACGATGCCGGGGGTGTAGGTGCCGGTCGCGACCAGCGGGGAGTCGTTCACTTCGGGGGCCTCCGTTTGGATGGGAGAGGGCGGGGCGGCTAGCGAACGGTGCGGGTGCGGGCGATCAGGACGCCCTTGGCGAACCTGACGGTCGCAGCCGGGATGGTGCAGGCGGCGTACTTGCTGGCACTGACGATGTCGCGGGCCTCGTTCGTTGTCATATGAAAATCTTAACATGCACCTTGACTGTGAGTCAAGCCCGGGCGTCGCGCCGGTCCTGCAACAGATCGGCGTAGGACGCCACCCCGACTGGCACGAATGCCAGCAGGGTGGCGACCAGCGCCCAGATCACTGTGCCGGGATCCGCTTCGCGGCCACCTTCGCCGCGAACTCGGCCGGCGACTTCGCCTTTTCGACCATCGCGGTCGCGTCCGCCAGCAGGTCGTCCGGCAGGGCCTTCTTGACCCAGCCGCGGGCGATCATCTCCGCCGCCGCCACCACCCGGTCGGCCTTGCGGGTGCCCTGGACGTCCTCAACCACCTTCGCCAACTGGCCCTTCAGCTTCGCGTCGTGGCCCGGGGCGAACAGCCCGCCCTTGGTCGGGTCGCCGCAGTGCTGGCAACGCCCCTCCTTGGACCGCGGGGCGGAGCCGTTCGCCCGCGGCGGGCGGGGGGTACTGCTGCCGGCTGGGGCCTTCTTCGCCGCGCGTGTCGCCTGGCCTGCCACAACTGCCTCCTGGAGCATCTGGTGCAGCGGGTTGTCCCGCTGCTTGGCCCGGACCGCTTCGAGGCAACCCTCGACGTCGGTGCAGGTCCGGGTGACGGAGTCAACCACACCGACCCCACCGCAGTCGATGCACTTCGGCGGCTCGCCCTCGTGGTTCGGGCAGCTGCAGGTGATCACGACCGGCGGCCGGCCCTGCCGGATCGCCCCGCGGCAGGCGGCGTGGTTCGCGTCCTCGTCGCGGCAGCGGCCGAACAGGATCTGGGTGGGCGGCTTGGCCTTCTTCTTCGGCTCGGCGACAGCTGCCGCGACCTCGGTCGGGATCTTCACTGGGACCTCCGTTTGGATGGGAGAGAGGTGCGGGACTACCGGGCGTTCCTGCGCGTCAGCGCGGAGAAGACCAGCCCGAAGACGACGGCGAACGAGACGAGGGCGACGAAGAAGGGCATGGGAACACCCTACCACGCTACTTGACTCAGAGTCAACCAGTCGGGGGGTTGGCGGTGTCGACCTTGGCCGACTGGTTGCGGACGCTGGCGCTGTCCTCCCAGACGTTGACGATCTGCCCGTGTTGGTACAGGGTGATGGTAACGATCAGCTGGTACTGGCCGACCGCCGTCCCGCCCTCACTGGGCCGGTTCGGTATCGCCTCGAGAGTGACCGGCCCGCGGGAGGCCAGGTAGACCGGCGGTGTCAACGAGCCGCTACGGTCCCGCAGGAGCAGGCCGGCGGACGCCACTCCGCCGGTCTCCGCCCGGGTGTACCTGACGCGGACACCACCCGGGATGTTCTGGTAGTTGACGACCAGCTCGTACACCTTCGACTGGGTCCGTCCACCGGGGTCGGTCCGGAACCCGGGCATGACCCCGAAGATGAGGACGCCTGCGGCGGCGACCGCCCCGCCCATCACCAGAATCGAGGCCCAGGGCGACCGGGTCTTAGTGGTCATCTGGGGGGGTGCTCCTTCCATAGGGCCGGCCCCCGGGAGTCCGGGGGCCGGCGATCGGTGGGGGTTCAGACGGCCTTGAAGGTCGCGGCGGCCTTCGCGTCGGCCTCGTGGTGCTGGTCCTTCTTGTCGGTCCAGACCACGCGGTCCCCGACCCGGGTGGCCAGGTAAGTCCAGCGACCGATCTTGACCTGGCCGTGCTCGGTGCGCTGCTCGACCGGAGCGACTTCGCGGGTGCGAGGTGCGGCGACCGGGCGCTTGACCGCGGCGATCAGCTTCGCCACGCCCGCGCCGGTCAGGACCCGGCGGGCGTAGGTCTCGGCGGAGCCGTGGGTCATTACGCCGCCGCTGCGCTCGGTGACCTCCTGGCCATTGCGGGCCGCGCGGGTCAGGATCCCGATCAGGCGCTGGTCGTGGCCCTGGACGAAGTGCACCTTGCCGGCGATCCGGCGGCCGCAGCCGCAGGAGCAGGTCCGGTTGCCCTTGCCGTCGTCCGTGACCAGGATGACGCCGTCTACGCCGATCGGCCGGCCGGTCTCGTCCAGGTCCGCCCCGGGGGCGTCGGCCCGCAGGTCGTCGGTGCCGGCGGAGCTGTCCTTGCGGGCGTCGTATTCGGTCATCTTGACTCCTCGGGCGGGTGGGCCGGTCCCCCCGGCCTCTCTACTACAAGTAAAACATATGGCTTGTCTCGGAGTCAAGCGTTCCGCTTCCGGAGGCGCTCGGCGTGCTCGAACGCCCGGTAGGCCAGCCGCTGGAACAGGAACGCGCGCAGCTCCCAGTGCCGCCAGTCGTCCTCCGGGAACAGGCCCAGGGCCCAGGCGACCTCACTCGCTGCGGATTGCAGCCCAGCCGGCCCGCTCGGCGCCCTGGGCGTCTTCGGAGACGTACTCGGATTCTGGCCCATCGTCGTCCACCTCGATCCAGCGCACGTGCCGCAGCTGCGGCCGGGCGCCCCTGGAGGCGCCGCGGTTGTTCACCCGGACCAGGTAGCGCGGGACGTCGGTGCACTCGGGGGAGCTAACGTGCATGGCGACCCACCCCAGGCACCCGTCGTAAAGCCACAGTGCGAGCAGGTCCGCTACCTCGTCCCGGTCACCCATGTCGAACGCCCGGGTGCACTGCCACGGCGCCCCGATCCCGGTGGACCTCTCGAACTGCGCGACCTGGCAGCCGGTCCAGTCGACGGCCACTCCGCGCTCCAGCGGCGGATACATCCAGGTCAGGTCGATCCGGCGGCCGTCCGGGTAGCTGACCGCCTGCGGGGTGCCGCTGGCCGCAGCCTGCCGGATCTTAGGCACGCCGGTCCCACAGGTCGGCCAGCCGGCGCATCAGGTTCAGAACCGGAGTGTCGTCCGGCCGGTCCAGGCCGAATTCCGTCCGCAGGTGCCGGGCGCAGTCCGACCTGCCCTTCTGGTACCCGTCGGCGATGTCCGGGTCCGACAGGATGGCGATCAGCCGCTCGGTCTCGACCAGCTTGATCCGCAGGCAGGGGGCCGGGGATTCGGCGACAGGCACCTGGGAGGTCCGGACCTGGTCGAGTTCCCGCTGGACCGCGACCGCCCGCAGCCGCGCCGCGTCCAGGTGTTCCGCTAGGGTTGTCATGACCCGGAGTCAAACAGCAGGCTTGCGCCGGAGGCAAGCCATCGACTACCCTGGTTTTCATGGCGACAAACCGACAGGTAGGAGACCGGATCGGGCTGTCTCACTCGTCGGTCAGTCGTATCCGGGCAGGTGAGCGCATCCCGTCGGTCGACGTGATGGTGGTGATCGAACGGGAGTACGGCTGGACGCTGGCCGACCAGGTCACCGCCCGGGCGCAGCAGATGGCCGACCCGGCCAGCCAGGCGTACGTACTGGCGTTCGAACAGGCAGTCGGGGCCGAGGATGCCGAAGCTACCCAGCCGGCTGCCCGCTAGCACCCCGGCCCGGTTAGCGGAGCCGGTCCCTGCCTCGTCCGGCGGACAACCCGTCGCAACCGGCATACCAGCTAGCGAGCCGGGCCGGGGCCACCATCCGACCGGGATCATGGAAAGCCTCTCGGAACCGCGACCGGAGGTGAGTACGGGTCCCGGCCGGGTCATCGCCGGCTATCACCCGGAACACCGGAAGGCCAAGAAGGCCCCGAAGGTGTGCGCCGATTGCACCCTGTCCCCGAAGAAGGACGGCCACCCGTTGTGGTGCCCGGAGTGCTGGCTACGCCGGCAACCCATCTCGGTCCAGGTGGCGGAGTCTCGGCGCAGGCTGTCCCGGGTGCCGATCGAGGACCACCGTCCCAAGGTCCCCGACGTCCCGGAAGGGCGCCGCTGGTGCGCCGCGTGCCAGAGTCCCCGGCTGCATCAGGACTTCGGCCCCGGGGCGACGAGGTGCCGCCCGTGCGTATCGGATGCGGCCCACCGCTCCCGGCAGGACCGTACGTACGCCGGAGGGGCGGACGAGTATGACCGGCTGTTCCAGCTGCAGGGGGGACTGTGCGGGATCTGCCGTAACCGGCAGGTCAGTAAGCGCCTGGCGACCGACCACGACCACAAGACCAAGGTGACTCGCGGGTTACTGTGCGACCGGTGCAACCACGACCTACTGGGCGCCGCGTACGACTCGCTGCGGATCCTCGAGTCGGCGGTCTACTACCTGCGCAACCCGCCGACGTCGGGGCGGTGGAGCCCGGACGTGGCGGGGGCGGACCCGGCGCCGTTCTAGCGCCAGCGGCAGCACTGGGAACCAGGCCAGGAACGCCAGGCACAGGCCGGTGAACAGGCTCATCGGTCCAGCCAGCGCATGGCCCACAGGACCCCAGCCGCCCCTGCTAGGGCGACGACCAGGATCGCCACAGCCGCGCCGGTCATGCCGAACGCCCGGGAACCCACGCCCGGTATCCGCTGAACCCATCGGTGACCCCCACGTCTACCCCCGCTGCGACGCTATGCCCGTTGACCCCATCCATCGGGGCCAGCCAGATCGGGATGGTCATGCCGGGCAGTTCCTCCACCAGTTTTGCGTCTTCCATGGACAGGTTAAACAGGAAGCTCACGGCCTCCGCGGCGACCCGCGGGTCGGTGATCGGCTGGCCGGACGTGTCGTAAAGGGCCATCTCGAACAGGGCGATCTCGCCGTCTTCGCGGTAGGCGTCCAGCGCGTGGGTCTCGGTCATGACGCAGTCTCCTCGGTCGTGTCGTCGCATACGGAGCCGCCCGGGTCAAACGACCCGGGCGGTCGTGTCGTCAGTCGGCGGCGCGAAGGCTGCGTAGGCGCTCGCGCAGCTCCTGTGCCCGCGCCTGGCCCTCTTCGATCACGTTGTCGATCTCGGTCTGGCCCTGCTCGGCGGAGATCTCCCGGCCGATGGTGGCCTTGGTGGCGCGGCTGGGGCGGATCCGGCTGGTTCCTGTCTCTGTCATAGGAAAATCTTATCACGGGACTTGACTCGTAGTCAAGTCCCCGGTCAAAAGGGCCGGCATACGGAGCCGCCCCCGTGGGGAAGGCGCGGGGGCGGTCCGGAGCGGGAACGGGGGACCCGCTCGAGGGTCAGACCTCCAGGAAGGTGCTCTCCTGGCCGGCCTGGTTGTAGGTCACCAGCAGCTTGCCGGACGCCAGCGGCAGTTCCGGATGTGCCTGCGCCAGGTAGGCGTCCTCCGGGACCTGGGCCAACTCCTGCCGGTTCCAGCCGGTCAGCAGGTTCGTGGAGGTCCATTTGGACACCACCGGGACGCCGGCCGCGTTATGCCCCCAGGCTCCGCCCAGCCGCGCGGCCAGGTGCCACCCGCCCGCGTCCTTCCAGGCGGTGAAGGTGGACTCGACCCCGCCGTCGCGGGGAGCCTTCAGGATTGCGGTGGACTGGGCGGGGTTGGCCGTCCAGCCGTGCCAGTTCGGCGCCATCTGGCCCCAGTAACGCCAGGCGAACGGATTGGCGATCCCGGCGACCGGTACCCGGGCCAGGTAGGCGTCGTAGCCGGTCCAGCCGTCGGTAACCGCGGAGCTGCGTCCGAAGATGTACACGAACTTGGAGGTGGCGTCGTACCACATCGCCGCGCCCCAGGTCACCCCGGCCGGCGGGTTGGGCGTGGCGTAGGTACCGGCATAGGTCGGGTCCTGTCCCGGCGCGGCGTTCGCCCGGACCAGGTCGGTGCCCAGCGGGACGAAGTACGGCCAGATGTCGCTGACCCGATTGTGCGGCGCCAGCGACCACAGCGTGTTGTCCGCGAAAACCCCCGGGCCGAACCAGTGGTACGAGCCGTCGGCGCTGTCCGGGATGAACTGGTACGGGGACTGGCTGCCGGGGTTGTTCGGCGTGACGACGTGGCCCTTCCCCGCCTTGACCAGGGTGATGGTCGAGTGCGCCCAGGGGCCGGGCTGACGCGGCACGCCGTCGCCGGTCAGGAACGCGCACATGCCGGGCACCGAAATCATCCCGTCACCCAGGATCGGCTGCGCGTCGAACACGGCACGCCAGGCTGCCGCGGTGGGTGGGCCGCAGGTGGGAGTAGTCGTCATGTGGGAAGTCACCTTCGGTCCGGGGGCCAGTAGCAGCAGTGCGAGCAGGAGCTTCATACTGCGAGTCAAACCCATGATTTTACTCAAAGACAAGACCGGCCCGGCGACGGTGCCGGGCCGGTCTGCTCAAGGGGGTACAGAGTCAAGCGACGCGCTGGACGCCGGACCGCACCGCTGACACCGCTCCGGTCCACTGCGGCGCAGGCGCGACCAGCACGCCGGCAGCGGTCAGTACCACCACCACCAGCCCGTACCAGTCCGAGGTGGTCAAGCCGTCGGCGATCGCACCCGCCAGGAAGTTCGCCCCACCCAGGACCACCGCGGTGGCGGTCTTGGCCCAGGTCAGCGCCGGGACGTTCGCAGCCAGCCACACCGACGCCGCGGTTGCGGCGGCCACCACGACCTGGACCTTCTCCACCACGGTCAGGACGTTGTCGCTGTTGGCGGTGACCAGCCACATCGCGACAGCGCCCGCGATTGCGAACAGCAGGCTCGAGTACTTCTTCACGGGGTCGGCTCCTTCGGCGTCAGTGCGGCCAGGACCTGGTCGATCTTGACATTGGTCTGCTTCACGGCCTCCTGCAGGGCCTTGAGCTGGTCCTGCAGGTTTGCGATCCGCTCGTAGGTGCCCTTGAAGTTCCAGCCGTGGGTGTCCTTGCTCGCCGGGACGGTCGGGCCGTCTCCGACCGTCTCCACCCGGTGGATGCCGTCCAGCTTGGCATTCAGGTCGGTGAAGGCCCTGGTAGCTGCCGCGTCCATAGTGAACTCCTGTCCGGTCGGTGTGCTGTGGCGGACGATCCGCCCACGCATCCAGACCATGCTATAGCGCGGGTCGGACTTGCGGCCGGTTGCCTTGTGCAGGGCCGTATCCAGGTGGGCTGACGGGCTGGCGGCCCACTCATTGTGGCCGATCACCCGTACCGGGTTCTGCCCGGTCAGGTCGTAGACGGCCCGCCCCCACGACTCGATCGCCCAGGTAGTCGCCTCCGAATAGGGCTCCGAGACCCCGTCGTTGGCCACCTCGGTGCCGACTAGCCAGCGATTCCCCGAATCCTTCGGGACGTTCAGGTACGGGCCGCCAACTCCGGCGTGGTTCCCCCGCCCCGCGGTCACCACGGTAATCCGTGGGACGACCCCGCGGGCGATCTGGAACTGTGCGAGCGGCCCGGATACCGGGTTCGCCCCTCCGCGGCCGGCGACGATAATGCCCAGCGCGCCCCAGGTGCCGGACCTGACCGAGGAGGCGTCGTGGTGGATGATCCCGCCGACGAACGGGCCGAACAGCCCGCCCGCGTCCCGGCGGTCCCAGCCGGCCTGGTATACGACCTGCACGCCGTCCCTGGTCAACCGCGCCAGTAGCGCCCGGGTCTGGTTCAGGTTCGCCTGGGTAATGGTCACCGGTCGTCCACCACGCCCTCCGTGGGGTCGACCGCGACGCCGTCCTGGTCGGTCAGCTTCGGCTCCAGCAGTGCGGCGAAGAACTCGTCGTCAGTCACTGAGTGGAGGTTCGCCTCCGCTCGGGCCAGCGGGTGCTCGTCGGGTGGTAGCATCGCATCAAACTCCATGGATACAGAGTAGACCCGGCTTTCCGCCGGGTCAAGCTCCGATCGCTTGCCAGTGCAGGGCACCCGTGCCGGTGATGTTGGTGCCGGCCGGCCGCCACAGGGTGAACGTGGCCTGGGTTGCACTGATCGCCTGTGCGTTCGAAAGGACGTCGAAGTTGGACCCGATCAGGACCGAGTGCAGTACGACCGGAGCGGCCGTGAACTGGACTGGCCAGGTGACCACGACCGATATCCGGGCAGCCGCGGTGAACACGGCTGCGGCGCTCCCCTGCTGGCGGTAGGGGCCTGCGCGCATCCCCAGGATCAGGTAGGACGGGCCCAGCTGTGCGACCCAGACCGGGTCCCCCACGACCGGCGCGTAGCCGGCGGCCGACGGCATCGTCCGGGTAATCCCGTCGCTGGTCAGCTGGACGTTGTAACTGCTGACGTCGATCAGAGGCGAGACGATCACGCCCATTCGCAGTTCGAACGGGTCCGCCACCCCGTCCGGGCGCCCCTGCAGTGCCGCACTCAGCCGGCGTAGCGTCGCCCCCTGGTTCAGCTTTTCCAGGTGGGGGACCGGGCGGGCTACAGGTGTCGTCACGCTGAACTCCTAACCCGGGTGGCCGAGATCGCCATGGCCTGGTCCACCTCGAACGGCACGACGATCCGCCGGACCTGGTAGACCCCGTCGATCAGCAGCCGAGGACAGCGCAGGCCGAAGACGTCCTCGACGTCCACTGTCGGGTCCGGCAGGACGGCCAGCTCGACCTGCTCGGTTCCCCCCAGCACCCGAACCAGGTCCGCCGCTACGGCCGCGTCCAACTGGGCCTGGGTGGCGGCGTACGGGTACGACACGAACTTCGGGCGCATCCCGTACCGACCCAGGTAGTAGGTCGGGCTGGACGGGTTGTTGTCCCAGACCTCCGACCGCAGCGGCGCCACGATAGTGGAAGCCTCCGACGTGCCGACAATCCCGTTGTACCCGGGGGAGGTGTCCAGTCGGCGCTGCCGAGCGACCAGCGCGTTAGTCCCGTCGACGTACGAGTACTGCACGGTCCGGTCGATCGGGTCTATCTTCGGGGCCAGGGCTGGTGCCCCGTCGACCCCGTAGTACAGCTCGTAGCCGATGGTCTCGGCCATTCGGACGTACTGCGCCCACGGGTCCTGGTTGACGTCCAGCGTGATCAGCCCGGTAACCTCCGGGCTGGCCACCACGTTCGGCTGCAGGGCGGCTATCCCGACCGGCAGCCGGCCGGCCAGCCCGTCGGTGATCGCCTGGGTGGCCAGGGTTCCGGCCGGGATGATGTACGGGGTGGTGTACTCGGCGACGCTGACCGGGAAGGAGAAGTCGATCCCGGCGACTGACAGCTTCCCATCGCCAGTCGGGTTGACCGAGTCGATCCAGAACATCCCCAGGTTGACGAACATCACGTTATTCCCGAAGAAGTTCACGAACCCCGGAACAGTAATCCCGTACTGCAGTAGGACCACCGTCCCGTACGGGGTCAGCAGGTCCCCGGGCTCACGGGGCGTGAGTCGCCCGAGTGCGTCGTTGAACCGGCCGTCGTCGTCGACCAGGGTCATCTCGCAGCTGCGACGACTGGTCGAGTCCAGGTCGACGGTAACCGACCCGGATTCGATCGGCAGGCCGAAGTACCGGACCGACGTCATGTCGTCCGCGGTAAACAGGCTGCCCAGGACCACCGCGCCGTGGTCCGACATGAGGTTGGCCTCCCAGCCGGCCGGGCGGTCCTGCATTACGGCACCACCGTCGGTTGCCCGGCCGGCCCGTTACCCACGATCAGCTCCAGGGTAACGAACCGGGAGCGGGTGGAAGCGGATTTTCGCAGGGTCGTGTAGGCTAGCTGGTGACTGACGACCGGGCCCAGCCTGACCCACCACGCCACTCCGTCCATGTCCGACTGCAGGACCAGGCTGGCCATCTTCGCCCGCATCAGCTGCAGGGTTACCCATTCCGGCTCACCGACCAGCCGGATCGGGACCTGCATACGCTCAGTGCCGACCACCTGCGAGACGAACACCGGGGCGGCGACGTACAGGATCTCGAACACTCCGACCCGCTCGGTCGAGCTGCTCTCGATCGGCCCCATGACCCGGCACGGCATGGTCAGGTTGGAATCGGTCGGGTCCCGGATGACGAAGATATCGAATGACGGGGTGACTGGCCCGGCAGTCGCGGTGTTGGCCGACGCGTAGGTGAACGTGCCGTCGTTGTGGACGGTCCGGGCCCGGTACCGCGCCGCGACGTTGTGCCGGTTGGCCAGGTCGTACAGGGTCAGGGTCTGGTTGACCGAGCCGTCCGCCGCGACCCCCGGGGTCAGCGTGGTGCACTGGGGCAGGCCCCACCAGGTCACCCCGACGTCGGTCGACCGTTCGACGATGATCCGCTGCGAGTCGACCAGGCCCCCGCGGGTCCAGGTCGGGACGACCGTACCGGGGTAGGCCCCCGCGGCGTCGCAGTAGTTCGACTCGGCCGCTCCGGTAGAGATGGCGTTGCAAAACATCTTGAAATACCGGGCGTTGGAGGGCGAGACGGCGTTGTTCAGCTTGACCTCAGTCCAGCCGCTGTTGTTGACGCCAGTTGCCGATCCTGCCACCGTCCCGCCGATAGCCGCCTGGGCAGCGTCATACCACTGCACGATCACCTGATGGTTCCGGGCGGCAGCCGAGGACCTGCCCCGGTAGTGGAACGAGTAGGCGGTCGACCCGATGCACTTGTAGAACACCCCGGTAACGATGCTGGAATCGGTCGCGCCGACCCCGCCAGAGATCCACCTGCGCTCGAAGGTCCCGTTGAACGCGGTCGGGCTGGAGACGGTGACAACCGCCCCACCCCCGGCGTTGAAGTTCGCCAGCCAGGACCCGGCGGTACCGACCTCGTTGTCCGCCGTGTCCGCGTCCAGCAGGTTGTTCGCGGCTGCGATGGTCAGCTGGGTCCGGTAGTTGAACTGGTCCCAGCTGACTCCCGACAGGACCGGGGTGGACGGCGGTGTGATCGCCATGGTGAAGGCGAAGGTCCCCGTACCGGCCGCGTTGGCGAACCGGACCTGGTCTCCGACCTGGTCGGCCAGCTGAACGCACAACGTGTACGCGGTGGTGGCGCCCAGGTCGACCGGACAGGACCAGGACGCGGAGGAGGAGTACTCGGTCGGGTCGGTCGCGGTGCCGGTGTGGGCGACCGAGGTGCGGGTACTGCCATCGGTGGCAACGAAGCTTACCGCATTCGCGTCAGGGCAGTTCAGGTCGTTGAAATCCGCGGTGGTCCACAGGACCACCCGCCGTCCAGCCTGCGGGTCACCCTCCGGGTCCGAGCAGACCCAGGTGAAGCCCGGCCGGGTAGTAGTCGTGTTCGACCCAGCCGGGTCCAGCGCCAGGCTGGTTGCGACCGGCTGCTCGTTGTACTCGACCGATAGCCAGAACCGGTAGACCCGGTGATCGTCGGTGGACGACGTCGGGACGTCGATAGTCGAGGTGACGAAGCTGGCCTGGAGGTTGTCGACCAGGAACTGCGGGGTCCAGTTCGGGTGCGCCGGGTCGGGGGAGGCCAGGTACGCCGGGCCCGCGGCGTTGTTGACGATGTCGGCGATGGAGGAGGTCGGGCGTTGCCAGGTGTCGGCCGGGCCGTACAGCAGCTTGCTGGCATCGGTCGGCCAGTAGACCCGCAGCTGCGGCCCGACCCGCTGGTTCCCGGTCGCCTGGCTGGCCCGGAACTTCGGCGTGACCTTCTTGATCACCGCGCCCGACGGCAGTGTCGTAGTAGCGAAGTTCACCTTCACCGAGTGCGCCCCGGTGACGTTGTCGGTGATGTAAGTAGCGTCGGAGGCGTCCGACAGGGCGGCGTGGGCGGTCGCGGCCCCGACCACCGAATAGCCGGCGATTGAGACGGTGGCGTCCGGGAAAACGTCGACGGTGGCCATCAGCGGTTCCCTGTCTTAAGCTCTCGGACCAGCGATGACATCGCCTGGTCGGCGGCGTTGCGGGCGATCCGGGTAGCGGCGGCCTCTGACAGCCCGGCTGGGACGGTGACCGACAGCGCAACCGCCCCCGGTGCGATCATCACACCGCCCCCTCCCATCCCCAGCAGCCGGCCGGTCTTGGCCCAGACCTCCCGGGACCGGTGCCGGTTGTACGCCCCCAGCGGGATGTACGCTTCCCCGCCGGTCCCCCGCTCAGCGAACCGGACGGCGTTGGCGCCGTCCGGCATAATCCCGCCGTACCGCATCCCGGAGATGGGCTTCCCGGCGGCGATCAGCGCCTGGTCGCGGTCTACCTGCGCCATCGCCTTGCCGATCTTACTGAACACCTGAGTACCATACCGGGTCAATAGCCCATAGACGTCCGCGACGCTCATCCCCGAACGGTCCGACAGGCCGGCGATCCCCAGCTTCCCCCCGCTGGCCTGCAGCAGCCCGGCCAGGTTCAACGCGTCCATCAGCCTCTCATCGGTCGCGGCCGTGTTCGCAGCCAGGGCCGACGATAGCGTGCCCAGCTGTGCGTTGGTGGCGTGCGCCGCCTGCGCCGCTAGGGTCCCGCCGGCCTCCGACCCCATCGCGGCGATCCTGGAGGCCAGCCCGGTCTGCCCCCGCCCGATCAGCGTCAGCAGGTTCTTCTGGAAGTCGCTGGCCTCTTTGGTGCCCATCCGTAGGCTGGCCGCGAAGTCGTTCATCGCAGCGTCGCCGGCCGGCCCGAGAGCCCGCAGCGACTTAGCGATCGACCGCATCTGGGCGCCGGTACCGGTGGCCATCTTGTGGACCAGCCCGACTCCCTGCTCGCCCATCGCGGCCAGCTGCGCCGCGACGTCCTCCCCGGCGTACTTCGCGATCTTGGCCAGCTCCGCCCGCCAGCGGTTGGTTGTGGCAACCCCCGCGGCCAGCGCCTTCGCGTAAGCCGCCAGGCTCACGGGGTGGGTCGGGTCCGGTGCGGTCGGCAGCAGCGAGCCGGGGTCGAACGGGGAAGAGGTGACCATCCCGGTGGCTGCCTTCAACAGCCCGCCGCGGGCGGCCTCCACCAGCTTCAACCCGAACATGTCGGCGACGGTCCCCAGGATCGCCACCGACCGGTCACGACGGCTCGGCGCCAGCGGGATAAACGCCTCGCCGCCGGTCCCGGGCTCCGCCCACTGGACCAGGTTGGCGCCATTCCGCGCAATCATCGCCGACTTCGGCAGCCGCGACCCACCCCCCGCGTACTGCTCCACGTAGACGTTCCCGTAGGCGTTCATCCCGACGCCCTTGTGGACGGTACCGGGGGGCGATCCGATCGTCTTGTAGATGGTCTCCGACGTAACGTGGACGGTCTTGTTCTGCAGCAGGGCGATCTGCCGGCGAAGCTCCGCCACCTGCCGGGCCGAGGCGTCCGCGCCGGCCGCCGCGACGATCGTCTGGACGTTGCCCGGCACCAGGCCCAGCGCGCTAGTGTAGGTGTCAATCTGGGCTTTGGTAAACCCAGCCTGCTCCATCACCCGGCGCAACGCGCCGACTCCGCCGTCCCAGGTCTTGGTCAGGCTGGCGGAGGTAGCCCCGTTATTCGCCTGGGCCACCACCAGGTCGGACAGGGCCTTGGCCTGCCTGTCGATCGCTTCGCTGTTGGCCCGACCAGCCTCGGTGTTCAGGTCCAGGGTGTTCTTGTGCCCCTTGGCCGCCTTCTGGGTCTTCTCCAGCTCGTCGGTCAGGTCCTTCAATCCGCCCAGCCAGCTACGGGTCGCCTCGTTCACGCCCAACTGCGGCCCCATCAGCGCGTCCAGGGCCTCTTTCAGCGCCTTAACCTTCGCGCCAGCGTCGCCAGCCGACTCCGATAGGTCCCCCATGGCCTTGATGAGGCTCTGCTGTCCGACCGTGGTCCCGGCCTGGGCCGCCCGGTAGGCGGCGATGCCCTGGGCGACATCCTGCCACGAGCCGGTCAGGTCCACCCCGGCGGCTTTCGCCAGCTTCTGGATGCCGGCAGTAGACATCCCGGTAGTCAGCGACAGGAGCGACATGTTGTTACGTAGAATGGCGGTCTGCGCGGACACCTTCTTCTGGGCCGCTTCCAGCAGGTCCAGGGACTTGTTGTAGTCTGGGGCCCCGATCGCCTTGCCGGCATTGGGACCGCTCGGTATGATCCCGTGGTCCGGCTTCTTCGCCTCTACGTCCGCGCCGATCTTGTTCAGCGCCTGGCGGGCCGCGTCCAGCCCGGTCAGGTTCGGCTGAGTGCCCAGAGTGTCGAACACGCTCTTGATTGCGGCCGCGGTGTCCTCGCCGGCATGCTTGGTCTTCTGCATGTCGCTGATGACCGAGACCAGGCCGTAGGCGACCACGCCGGCCAGCCCGAGTTGGAACGCCTTGGCCGACATCGCGCCGCTGGAGAACGCCAGGTCCATCCGCAGCAGGGCGTCCACAAAGGCGTTTACCGTGCCCACCTTCATGGTGGTCATCAGGGCGATCAGGCCGCCGCGGGCGGCCAGCGCCGACTGCACGAGGCTGATTCCGAGGGCGACCACCAGGACTGTTACCAGGGTGGAGTTGCTGGACAGGAAGCCGGTCAGCGCCGACAGGCTCACCGCCAGGGCGTTCAGCGCGCCGATCCCAGCACCGGCCCCCAGCTTCGCCAGGCCCGCGACTACCGGCCCCAGGTTGTTTCCCAGGTCGTGCATGATGGTTACCAGGTCGTGCCCGGTGTCGGACAGGGCGTGCCAGGCCGGGGCGAGCCGCTGGGACAGCTCCGCCACTCCGCGACCGGCCTGCCCGCCGAGCTGGTTGATCGCACCCAGCAGGCCGATCAGGATCGGCAGCAGCTTGGTCCCGCCTGTGATCGCTACCGCGTCCAGCCGGTTCCGCATCAGCGCTAGCTGGTTCGACGCGGACTTCATTTGCTCGTTCAGGGTCCGCTGGGTAGCGCCGCGCCGCTTGTCCGCGGACTCAATCTGACCGGCAACCTTCGTGTAGTTCTTTCCCTCGTTCGCCATCAGGGCCAGCGCCCCGCGCGCGGCCTGGATGTCCGGGAACAGCTTGAGCAGCTCGGTGATGTTCCCGCCAGTGGCGACCCGCAGCTTCTCCATGACCCCGCGCAGGCCATCGGCCGCCAGGGCCTGAGCGCCGGACTCGTAGCCCAGCCGCTTCAGCTCCTTGCCCAGCGCCTCGCTGGGCTTGATCGTCTTCTGCAACAGGTTCTGCAGGCTGTTGGCGGCCAGAGCGCCGTTCAGACCGGACAGGGTCATGGTCGCCAGAGCCGACCCGACCTGGTCGATCCCGATCTTTGCGGTCGCGGCGATCCCAACCACGTCGCCTAGGTTGTTCGCCAGCTCATCGAACGACAGGACACCCAGGTTGACCGTCTGGAACAGCACGTCAGAAACGTCCGCCGCGGACGCCGCTGTCAGCCCGTACGAGTTCAGTACCGACGTGATCGCCCTGGCGGATACCTCGGTAGTGGTCAGTCCCGCTGACGCGGCCGTCGCGGACGCGGTCAGAATCTTCAGCCCGTCCGCGCCTTGGAACCCGGACGAGGCGATCGAGTACAGGCCTTCGGCCAGGGTCGTCGCGGACTGCGGCAGCCGCTTGGACAAGTCCAGGACCGACTTCTCCATCGCCTGGAATGCGCTCTCGGACAGCCCGGTGATCGAGTTGACGTTGCGCATCGCCTTGTCGAAGGCCAGCGCGCGAACGGTCATGATCCCGACGGCAGCTGCGGTGGCGGCGCCCAGAGCTACCAGCCCGAAGGCCGCGACGTTCACGCCCGAACCAGCGGCCTTGATCTGGGACAGGCCCGTGGCGACCCGGGTCAGCCCGAACGGCAACCCGCCAACCGCGTTCTGTACCCCGCGGAAGGACGTGACCAGGCCTTGGTTCGCCCGGACCGACCGCTTCGAGTCCGCTTCGACCTGGCTGTGCAGCTTCCGGACGCCGGCAGCGGTGGCGGCGAGTTCCGACCGGACCGCGGACCCGCCAGTCGCGCTGAGGGTCAGGTTCAGGGGCGTGCTCACTCGTCGTCACCCGACCCGTCGTTGACCTGCAGGACGACATGCACGCCCTTAGCCTGTTCAGGGACCTGGTCACGCGCCTGGGCCACCAGGTCGCAACCAGGGCAGTAATGGTTCACCGCGACGTAGGCGAACCTGTCAGCGGCCCACTCCCGCGGGTGGGTGCCGCAGTCCGGGCAGACGGCCGCCGATCGGCGCCGGTACGCCAGTGCCAGGACCCGGTCCTGATCGGTCCATTCGGGGTCGACCCCGGCGCGCAGGGCTGGCCTGCCCTGGAAGCTGGAAAGCGGAATCCCCAGCGGGACGCAGTAGGCCAGGTCCGCTTCCAATTCGGGGTCGGCCCCGATCAGAAATCCGGGTCCGAGATCGACCGGACCGAGGAGTTGACCATCAGGGCGAGCTGGAACAGCCGGTTGAACTCGGCGCCGGACCAGCCCAGCGACGGCAGCGAGGACGCTTCCGCCTCGGTCATCTTCGGTTCGACGCAGGACGCGGAGATCAACGCCGGGGCGAACGTCTCCACGTCGAACTCGGCTGGTACGCCGTGCAGCTTCTGGTGTTCGGCCTGGTCTGCCTCGTTCGGCGGGTGCGCCCGGACCAGCTCCTTGTACTCGCTACCGGGCAGTGCTCGGAAGGTGACCTCGGCCAGGTCATCAGCGATCAGATCCTTGGTCTCGTTCAGGGCGGCGCGCGTGTCCTGGATCCGGTCCGGGTCTCCGACCATCTCCGCGGTGGCCAGGTCGTTCTTGGCCTTCTCGTACAGGCGGCTGGCGTCGGCGGTCAACGGGATGATCTCGACGATCTCGATCCGCTCCTTGCGCGCCAGCCGGGCGAAGGTGGTCTGAGGGATCCGGCGGGGGCGTCCAGTCTTGCTCACGGGCTTTCCTCCTGTAGTCAGGAGGCGCCTCGCAGGAGTGGCGTTGTAGCCTTGGGGGCGGTCGGAACCGCCACCCCTGCGAGCGCCGAGGTATTGCCCCCGGGTAAAGCCTGAGCGTGCACTGGTGACCTTGGGGAGGACGCTCGAGGCTGTCAACCCGTCGCCGGGCGTCCTCCCCCACCAGCTGCTACGGGATCGTACCGGCCTGAGTCGGGACCGAGTTGACGGCCAGGCCGACCATGAACTGGGCCGCGGTGGCGTCCAGGCTCCACTGGTCGTTGACCCCGGTCGAGGTCACCCGCCACACCTCGCAGCGCTTGCCCGAGACATGCCCGTACGGCTCCAGCACGATGACTCCGACGGTGCCCTTCGCCAGCAGGTTCCGGATGGTAGAGGCCGAGTCGTCGTCGTAGATGGTCAGCGTGCTGGCGTCGGTGGTGTCCGGCCCGTTGATCTGGCTGGTGAACGAGGTGGCCAGATCCGGGGTCTCGATCGGGTTGTTCTGCAGCTGGAACCCGCCGATGCCGCCGATCTGGGGCGACAGGTCCGTGCCGGCGGCGAACTCCGGGCCGGTCGGGCTGGTACCGGCGACTGCCGGCAGGAACTTGATAAGGGACTTACCCCTACGGAAGAAGCGGGCCATCGATCACGAGTCCTTTCGCTGCTTGACGGCCGGACCGTCGGTGACGATCCCCTTGCGGTTCTGACCCTGCTCCTCCAGCGCCAGCACCCGATCGACCTCGGCCAGATTGCCGGCGTCCAGCTGCGCCTGCAGGTACTCGTTGACGGCCATGTTCGAATGCTCGTCGGGGTTGTAGCTGCCAGTATCCGGAATGATCCCGGCCTCCTGCAGTGCCTCGTCCGGCAGGTCGGCCTGCAGCTGCGCCAGCCGGCGACCGACAGGAGTGTCCGCGCCGACGTGCTGAGGCAGGATCCGGATGGTCGCGATCATCTCGTCGCGGGTCAGCGCCAGTGCGTCGGCGTCCGGGGTGATCGCCGAGGAGGCCAGCCGCAGCTCGTCGTCGGAAGCTGCGTCCGGGTCCTGCATGACCCGCGCCAGCACCGGAACGGCCGCCGCGTCACGTAGGATCCAGCCCTTGTACTTCCAGATCTCCTCATACGCAGCCTCGGTCGACCGGTGCGACGCCTTCAAGTCCAGGTGGTACAGGTCCACCCAGGCGTTGGGGTCGCCCGTCACAGCGACACCACCATGACGGTCAGGGAGGTCACACCTGAGTAGGTGACCGCGGCCAGCCCGTCCGAGGTGGAGGCGTAGCGTTCCGGCGACAGCGGCCCGATCAGCCGCTCGCCGGTCGTGGCCGGCACCGACACCACCAGGTCGTGGTCCGACCCGTAGTTGCACGGGACGACCGAGTCCACCGTAACGGTGATGGGCGCGCCGGAGGCGTTCTTCACGTGCAGGTAGGTCTTCGGTCCGCACGGCGCGCGGTCTCCTCCGCCAGCGGCGGAGACGAACGACGCAGCGGCCCCGGCGGGGCCGGGTACGACCGCGACGAGAACGGCCATGGGCGCACTCCCTCTCAGATCGGCGTGATTACGACGGCGAAGCGTTGCGGTACGGAGTAGAGCGGAGTCGGTGCAGTGGAATCGCGGATGACGCCAGGGGGTGTATCCGCGGCCAGTCTAGCACATTCGCGCCAGCCCGTCGGGGCGTTCAACGAGCACAGCAGCTGCCCGCTGGGGCCCCTCCCTAGGGTGACCTCCTTGATTTTGTCGGCCAGCCACTGTGCCTGGTCACGGCGGGTCCCGACCGCGTCCACCTGGAATATCGCGGTCAGGTCGGCTTCTGGGCCGGTCAGAGGTGGGCCGCTGTAGCTGCCACCCGGGACCTGGTACAGGCACGAGTACGGGTAGGACACGGACGCGGGTACCTCGTGGTCGTACACCTTCGCGCCGCCCCCGCTGTTGTCGTGCACGCCGGCTGGCCCCAGCACCGCCGACAGGTTGATGTAGACCCGGTACAGGTCCAGGACGGCGTTGGTTAGCAGCTGGATCATCAGATCCTCGCCACCCGGGCCAGGGCGGTCTTTGCGGCGACGACGGCGAGGGGACGCACCTCATCCATGGCCGGGCCGGCGTGCGGGAACGGCGGCTGGTTGTAGTTGCGCCCCAGCGAGTCCATCCCGTGGAACCCGTATTCCAGGCGGGCCGCCTGCGGCCGGTTGGTCCCGGTGATGCTGGTGACTGTGTCCGCGGTGAACCGGACCCGGGTACTCCAGGACCTGCGGTAGTCCCCGGTGGGGGCATTTGGTCCTGGCCGCCCGGAGGCGTGCCGCTTGACGGCGGACTCCAGCAGCTGTCCGGAGTCGATTATCGTCGCGGCAACGGCCTTGAAAGCCGCGTCCCCGATCAGGTCAAGCCGGCTCGCCACTAGAGCGGCGTTCTTCAACGTAACATTGACGTCCATCAGAACCCCCGGAAGATCAGGATGCAGCGGCGGGCTACGGCGATGGTCGAAGAGGGGATGTCCAGGATTTCGTAGGTCTGCCCAACCATGTTCGGGTCGCGACGGCTGGACGTCACAGTAACCAGGTCGCCGCGGGCGGGTTCGGATCCGGGAGCCAGCCGCAGGAATGACAGCGGTAGGTAGAGTGTCGGGTTGGACTGGACGGGGTACGCCCCCCCGCGCTCGGCGATGGACCCGGTAGCACCACGTACCAGGCAACGCCCAGAGTATACGGTTACCCTGCCGACCTGCACCAGCGTGCCGGTAACGGCGTCCAGCAGCGCATCTGCCGTCCCGCCGATGTCGCGGGTTACGTCACATCCGTCGTCCATGATCCGTTCGAAGGCTTCCTCGCCGGCCGAGACGTCTGGACCGGTAGCCAATGGGCCCGGCGTGGGCGGTGGAACAAAAATAGGCATCAGACCACCATACCCCAGAACTCCCGCCGGGTAACAGCCCCCCCGTGTCCGACCGCCTGCGCCGAGTCGGTCTCGACGACCTGCCCCAGCACCCTAACCTTTCGTCGGGCGATCGCCTGCGCCAGGTCGACCTCGAGGGGCTCCCCGATTGTTCGGCTGCGCCGCCGGTTGATTGCCTGGGCCAGGTCGGATTCCAGAGCTTGACCCAGCGCGCGGATCTTTATCGCCCGGATCGACTGGGCGGTATCGACCTCCGCGGCCTGCCCCACGGCCTGCTGGTGAGTGCCCTGCCGGCTGATCGGCTGCGCCAGGTCGCTCTCACTGGGCTGTCCCAGTACCCGGGACTTCAACCGGGACACTGGCTGGGTCAGGCCGGTCTCTGTGCCCTGCCCGACTGTCCGGGCCTTCCGGCGACCCACCTGCTGGGCGACGTCGACCTCGAGCGCCTGGCCAGCGACCCGGAGTTTCAGCGCACGGATCGGCTGTGCCGTGCCGGTGTCGGCGGGCTGGCCCAGTGCCCGGACCTTCAGCCGGCCGGCCGGCTGCGTCGTGTCGGTCTCGGCTGGCTGGCCGACCGCTTTCGACTTCAACCGGGCGACTGCCTGCGTCGTGTCGACCTCACTGGCTTGCCCGACCGCTACCTGGGTAGTACCGGAGACGGCGGCGACCGTGTGTCGGGCGGACTGCAGGAACCGGGCGTACCTGGACGGCCCGCGGCCGGGGTGAAGCGCCGTTCCGGTCCGGCCGTAGCCCGAGTCGATCGTCAGCGGGGAGGAGGTCGCGGCGATCGTGGTGCCGGAGATGGCGGACTGGTTCGCGCCGTTCCCCGTCCGGTCCGGCACCGGGGTAGCGATGCTGGCCTGATTCAGGACCCACATGGCATTCGGGGTCAGCGCATCCCAGGCTGCGAGGCTGGTCGGGAGAGTGTCCATCTGCGCCTGGGACAGGGCAGTGGGGAAGAATGCCAGGACGTCGATATCCCCGGCGAAGAAGTCCCCGACGGTGTTCCCCAGGGTGATGCTGCCCCCGGCGGCGCCGATCGAGTCGCCCTGGGCCACGCCGGCAACCCGAGTCCAGACCCCGGTGTTGAACACGTAGTAGTAGAAGGTCGGGGCGACCGAACCGGTCGCCTTCGTGGTCCCGACCAGTACCCAGCCGTCGGCGGCCAGGACTTTCGGGGTGTTACTGGCGGTCGTGGCGGAGGAAGCATAGTCGCACCACAGCGCGTTGACCGAGGCGTGGCCGGACGGGGCGACGTCCAAGAACGACTCGGCTGCCCCGCCGGATTGGACCCGGCATAGCGGGCCGTTCCAGTTGGTGTTGTTGGCCCGCTTGACCACCGCGACCATCGTCCCGAACAGCCAGTTGGCAACGGACGTCGACATGGTACAGGTGATGACGTCGGACGTTCCGTTGAACGAGCGGGCCACTTAGTTCATCGCTTCCAGGGTGTACCCGTGCAGCTGGACGGAGTTGGACGCGGACGACGCGGACCAGGTGGCGAACAGGTCCACCGCCTGCGCGGCGGTAGAGTCGAAACCGGTACCGACGGCGGGTGCGCTGTCCGGTAGCATCGCCGTATTGGCAGCCCCGCCTGTGGATCCGACCACGGCGGAGCTGGTCAGCCGGCCGACCCCGATCAGGTTCGCCGAGGTGCTGGCGCCGATGGCGCGGCAGGTCAGCAGCGCGACCAGCTCCCAGGTCTTGTTGGTGACTGAGGCGACTGTGGTCACCGCGGCCCCGTTGAATACGACGACCGAGCCCAGCCGAACGTCGTAGGTGATGGTCGGCGGGCCGGTGGTGGTGGAGATCCGGCCAAAGGCGCTGACCCGGATGACCTTGCCGATGCTGAAGAAGTTCGCCGGGAGGGTGAACTTCGCGGCCGGCGGCAGGATCGACGTGGCGGTGGTGGAGGTGTTGAGCGCGGTCCCGTCGACCTGCGCCGAGATCAGGGTCTCACCCCAGGTCTGTAGGCTCATCGGATCTCCTCCGTCCGCCCCTTGACTAGATTAAACGACCGTCTGGCCGGCGGCGTGCGCCCCCCAAATACCGACGGGTCGAACGGGTCGGGCGGCGGCTTGATGTCGGCCCAGCGCGGCTCCCGGTAGCGCTTGTGCTCCAGCGGGTCGGGCATGACGAAATGCTCACCCCACTTCTCGAACAGGTCCTCGAGTAGCTGCTCTTCGAGGGGGCTGCGGTCGACGCTCACGACGCCCGCCAGAACCCGGCGGCGGCGATAACCGCCTGTACGTCTGACCCGTCCGGGGTGATCGGGAAGTCGTGCTGGGTAAGCGGCATCAGCTGGGCGTTGGTCGGGGACCCGACGGAGGCGTAGCAGATGATCAGGTCGGTGACCGCACCCGCGGTGACAGCGGTCCAGGTCTGGTCCGCGATGTCCAGGTCTACCCGGTCGTTGGTGTCGTCGATGGTCAGCACGGTGATGTCCGTGTCGGTGAGCGTCTTACGGTTCCAGCCGGTAGCGGCCCGCTCGGTCACTCCCGCCGTGATGATGGCGGCGAAGTCATCCAGGTCACGAAGGGTCGCGTCGGAGACCGCCGCGACGTCGACCGGGATGATTACCAGCGTCGCTGCCGCCGGGTCGTTGAGGTCGACCCGGTTGTACAGCTCCGCCACCCGCCCTTTGGCGATGTTGAACGTGAAGTCGGCCACCGATCCTCCGGTTCTAGAACGTAGTAGGCACTCCGTTGACGGTATTACCGGACTGGGCAGTCGGCGTGCGCGCCTGGTAGGGCGACCCACCACTGGGCCCGAGCGGCGTCGGCGCGTCGAAAGTGTTGTCCTGAACGACCCAGGGCCCCAGGGTCAGGGTCGTGTTGGTCGAGGACAGCACGCCGATGTTGTAGTGCACGAACCGGTTGCCGACGATCGTGTGGTTCTCGGTCGTGGCGCAGGCGTCGCACTGCCCGATGTTGTCGTTGTACAGCCCCAGCCCGTTGTTCACGACGCTGCCGCCGGACCGGGTGCCGTCGATGTAGTTGTCTGCGACCAGGGTGTTGGAGCCGTGGCCGTTCTCGTTGTAGACGTCGGTGTGGTCGCCGGGGTTGGAGCAGATCCCGCCGAGCTGGTTGTGTTGCACGACCGTCCCAGTCTCGTCGCGCTCGAGTTCGAGCGCGACCGGGACGTTCTGCCCGGACACCCGGCTGTCGAGCAGGGTAAACGGCCGGTAGGCCAGCAGGCCCTTGTCTGCACAATGATTGTCGGTGCGGATCCCGGCGGCGTCCAGAGTACCGGCCGGTTGCAGGTCCGACCCGGTAACGGTCAGGTGTGGCCCGTCGTTCTCGACCACCAACATCCGGGAGTCTCCCGGGGTCGGGTTGCCAGTGAATCCCTGCAGCCAGGAGTTGCTGATCCGCACCCAGACGCTGTCCAGCGCGTTGGACCCGCAGGCGCAGCCCAGCCGCAAGATGTCGGTGACCGTCGCCCGGTCCAGGGTGTAGGGGTCGGCCTGGGTACCAGTCCCGGTCCAGTTCGGGGCGGTGAAGTCGCCGGGCTCGGCGAACCGGCCGCCCGCGAGGGTGTGCGTGGTTGCGACCTTCAACCCGACAGTCCCGGGTGCGGGCCAGGTGGTGGCCGGCGGTGGCGTGGTCGTCGGGGGTGCCGCGGTGGTCGTGGTCGGGGGTGGCGTAGCCGTCCCGGCGTAGGCGGCGTACGAGTAGGTAACTGACCGGTTGGCGTAGCCGACGCCTGTTGGCGTCCAGACGCGGATCCGGAAGGTCGTAGCAGTGAAGCTGTCGGCATCAACGGTCCCGGCGATGGGCGACCCGGTGATCGGCGCCTTCGCAGTGACCACGACGGCCACCGGGGCAGCCCCGAGACTGTGTGGCTGGGCGGTGCAGTACGCCTGCGCGTTCGTGGTGCAGGTCAGCGTGCCGGCGTCCACCGCGGACGGGGTGACCGACCCCGCCGGAGCCGGCAGGACGGCCAGCGCGGCGATCACTACCCCGACGATGCCCAGGCAGGATAACCCGACGGTCTTCTCTCGCCTCGTGCTCTTCCGCATTGTCTATCCCTCTCGTTAGCCGGCTCGTTGCAACGGTACCACGACTACCAGGTCCGAACCGGGCACGCCAGACCCGACCTGGTCCACATCGACCTGCAGGCGTCCACCCGCGGCGAAGGTGGTAACCCCGGCCGCTCCGCCAGACCCGAAGTTCGTACCAGCAGCCACCTGGGGGCGATTGCCCTGGGTCGGGTAGACTGTAACGCCGTTGTAGTTAACATCCACGATGATCGGCTGGCCGGTCGGCGCGACCCCGGCCGATACCAGAACCGCGCCAGCCAGGGTACAGGCTTCGAACAGGTACAGCCGGGCACTGCCGGCGATCACGGCCTGGACCCCCGGGACTGAGAACACCAGCGGGTACAGGGAGAGGTCGTCCACCGGGTTGACCGGGACCTGGATGGCGACCGAGGCGCCGCGAATGGTCAGGGAGTGGACGCCGGGTTCAGCGTAGAACGACAGGTTGCCGTTAACGTCGGTCTGGATCGGCTGGGCCAGAGTGCTGGAGCGGTTCTGGTCGGTGTATAGCACCGACGGGGTTACCCCACCGACGTCGAACACCAGGGCGTCAACCAGCCGGGCGGGGGTCCCGTCGGTCTGCAGGATCGCTTCCGGCCCGTATAGGCCCGCCCGGGTACTCACTCCTCGTCCAGCTCCTTATTCGCAACCTCAGTAATGGTTGACAGAACGCCGATCATCGCCTGCCCTACAGTCCCGCCGTTGGCCTCCATCCACTCGTTGACACCACGCTCGAGGATGGTCGGGTCGAGACCCTCGACCAGCACGGTCGCGGGGACGCCGTCGGTCAACTGGAACACCCGGCCCTCGCCGGTCACCAGAGCTTGGCCAGGGACGGTCTGCAGGGCCAGGACGGTGCCGTGCCCGTCAGCTGTGCCGGATTCCAGCACGTAGCCGGTGATCAGGGCGGACAGGTCATCGCCGTCGACGAAGATACGCCCGGAGCCGTCGGCTTTGGAGTCAATTCGGAAGGTGTGGTCCATGGCTGGGGAGTCTACCGCCCTACTTGCGTCCGAGTCGAGGCTTGACGCTGACCAGCCGTGGGTGGGTCGCGGCCCACCACTCGTCCCATAGCACCCAGTCCGGATCATCCGGGGTGACCGTAGTCATGATCTCCCCGATCTCACCGTCCGGCCCGTCCAGCCGCGCCGGGACGATGTAGTTTTGCCCGTCCTTGGCTATGCCGCTCACGTCAGGTCCTTCATGAGAGTCTCGAACCACTTACCCAACGCAAGGCCTACCTTCACGCCGGACCCGGTCGGCACGCCACCCAGCCTGATGCCGAGCTGCTTGGCGATCTCGTGGCTGGCGACGACCCGGCCCTTGGACCGGGCGTCCAGCCAGGTGCTGAAGGCTTCTGCGAACAGCTCGGAGCGCCACCCGGTAGGGTTGCTAAGAGCGGTGTAATACGGGTTCATCGGCCTGACGCTATCGAGGTCTAGCGTATCCAGTAGCTCCTGGAAGCTGCCCTCCCCCGTCAGGTCGGTCAGCGGACGCTGACCGCGTCCCAGAGCGTCGTCCAAAGCGTGCGACGCCTCGTGTCGCGCCACCGAGTGCGAACCATGAGCACCATTCCCTACTGCTGTGACCCGATCCCTCGGGCTATGGACCCCTGGAACCTCGTCCCACAGCCGGGTACTGCTTCTGCCATGCCCGGACTCCCGGGTGGCGACCCCACGCAGCCGACCCAGCCCGTCCATGTCCACGACGCTGTCCCGGTCCGCGAAGAATATACCTCCGCCGTCCCGCTCGGCGTAGTAGTCGCGCAACGCCTGGTGCAGTCTCTGCGGCAGCGCCTCGAATTGCCGAACGTTCTCCAACGTACTCGGGTGATCGTCGTAGATCGTGACCCGGTTCCCGTAGAACCGCAGCGGGTTGTCCGGGTCGTACTCGGGCAGGAGCTCGACTACGCGTTTCTCTGCGTCCTTGACCGCCTGCTCATAGGTGGCCAGCTCCGCACGGATCTTGTCCAGGCTCTGCTTGGCGCTATCTACCGACTCCCGTGCCCACCTCATATTGGTCTCGCGCCGCATCGCAGCGGCGGCTTTCGACCCGGTAATCCCGTAGACGTCCCGCAGTTCCTTCTTGCGGGCGTCGATACGGCCTTGCCACCTGTCCAGGTCGGCCTCGTACTGTTCTACTTGCCGTTGCCAACTGCCGAGCGCCTGGCGGCTGGCCTCCAGCTCCGATTTGTTCCACAGGGACGCCTTCTTAACGTCGACGTCGCGGCCTTCCGACCAGCGTTCAGACTCAGACGACTCGGGCTTCTTTGGCTCCAGGTCGGGGCGGGGGCCAAAGGCGCGGCGGCAGTTCGGATGGCTGATCAGGTGCGCTTCGGCCTCCTCCCGGGTGACGATCAGCCCGTGCGCCCGCTGGGGGTCGTTGTGGGTGGACCAGCCGCAGTTCGGACCGTCGAATACCTCGTAGCGACCCACCCCCGGCGTGGCGTTCAGGGTGCCGAGGTTGTAGGCGCTGGCGGTGGTGGTGCGGATGGCCATCTGGGAGTACTCGGCCAGCCCGTGCCGGGAGCCGTCCTCGTAGACCAGGGCGGTTACCCCCTTGGCCTTAAGGATCTGCGCCATCCGCCGGCCGGCGGAAACGGCGGTCTCCTGTCCGGACAGGGCCAAGCGCAGCTGCTCGTCCTTCGCGACGGTGCGGACCAGGTCCTTGGTTGACCGGACAACGTTCTGAGTAGCGTGCAGCAGGTCTGTGTGCAGGCCGTTCGCCAGGCGCTGGGCGGCGTGCTGGTGTACCTGGTTCCAGATGAGGTCGTCGCCGGCTGCGGTGCCCCCGGCGAGGTACACCTTCGGGAGCTCGTTGGACAGCCATTCGATGGACTGCTCGTCCAGGTCCCCCATATCGGCCTCGATCTGCCGGCGGGTGGCCTCGAGCCTGCGCCTGCGGGCTTCCTGCTTCGGGTTGTTGACGAGCTTCCGCTCCCACGACTCTACCTCGGCCCAGGCCTTCGCGTACGCCTGCGCCAGAGGGTCGGCCAGTGCGTGCGCGTCGGCAGCGGTCACTACTTCTTCTTGCGGCGAGCGTTCGCGGCCTTCAGCCGACCGCGGCCAGCGCCGCGACGGGAGACGGCTTTGGACCCGTACTTGGCATGGGTGCTGTTACGGGTAGTGGAGTTCAATCCGTGTCGGGCGGCGCCCGCAGTAATCGTACCGTTGCGGCGCGTCTTCACCCGCTTGAATGCCTTGTTAAGGTTGGCCACGCGACCGCCGGCTACGGACTTCCCGGACCCGACGCGGGCGACGAATGCATGGCTGCGTCCACCGCCACCACCCCCACCACCCGAGAACCTGCCTTTAGAGTCCCGCTTGATTGGCATTTCCTGCCCCTACCTGAACCTGATAGTGGGGACGACGATCCGGACGCCGGACTCGGGGATGTCCACGCCGGCCGCGACGTCCTGCTGTGCCTGCTCGATCGCCTTGTTCAGCGCGGCGACGTTCGCGGCGCTGTTCTCGGTGTAGTCCGGGACGGTAAAGCTTAGGGGACGACTCAGGAGGGTGGAGCGGCGCTCCTCCAGGATCTCCAACACAACCTTGAACTGGTCGGCCAGCCGGGTTAGCCGGGTCTCGACGTCGGTTAGGTCCACGGACGACCCGAGCTTCGAGCGGAAGAACGCCGTCTGGACGTCGGTCAGGGCCATCAGCTGAGCCTACCCCTCTGCTTGACTTAGAGACAAGGAACCCGGCCGGGTCGCTTCTTTGCGCTACCGGCCGGATACCCGTCCCTAGCCCAGCGTCATCCGCCGGGTGCGCACCGGCCGGGCGTTGACCCCGACCGCACCGCGGGTCGAGCTGGTCGCCATCAGCAACCCCAGGTGCGGCTGACTGGCCGGAGCCGCCCACTGCACCGCGACCGCGCTGCCGATTGGCAGCAGCACCCGCCCGCGGATCCGCGGCGCGGCGCCGGGGTAGTAGATCGCATTCGTCCTACGCGCCATCGCTGGCCTCCTCCTGCTTCTGCCGGTCGGCCGCCAGAGCCGCTAGCTGGTTGCGGCTGGCGTCCGGGTCGTACGAGACGCTGCGCTGCTCCAGCCATGCCTGCAGCTGCGCCTTGTTGTACCGGCTCAGCGGCTTGTTCGGGTCGTACTGCGGCTCGTTCGGCCCGACCGACCGCGGCGGCGCAGGCTCCCCCACCGGGTCCAGGTCGCCGTCGACCGCCGGGTCGTAGGCGACCCGCTGGCCGGGTCCCGGAGTCCGGACGCCGGCCTGCAGCTGCTCGTCTTCGGACTCGTCGTACAGCGCCGGGTCGAGATTATCCAGGTACTCCCCGTCGGGGAACTCCTGGCCGGGGGCGACGACCTTGGTCCCCTGGTCGGTGTGCGCGTGGACGTACGCATCGCTGGTGTTGACTCGCATCTGCCATACCTCCTAGGTCAGGACCGTCGCGGTCATGGTCAGGTCGGGGTTGCCCAGGATCGGCAGGAACGTCCCGGTGGCCAGCGTCCAGGTGGACACCGGGTCGGTGGTCTTCATGGCGACGGCGGCGACACCGGGGGCGTCAGAGACCCCTAGCAGGCCCTGGCCGGCCAGTTCCAGTGCCTCGGCGGTCGGCCCCCAGCGAGTCTCCCCCAGGGGCTCGTCCGACGGCGGCATCAGAACCAGCTTCTTGATGTTGGTGATGCGGGTGCTGGTGCCGTTGACCCGGGTGGTGGTGTCGTAGGGGACGATCGGCGGGAGGCCGAACGCGGAGAACACCGCGGCGACGGTGTCCAGGGTGACCAGCGACGGGGTGCCGGACAGGCCGGACGCCAACGCCCGGATCTTTGCGTTCTGCAGCAGGAACCCGATGATCGAGGTCGAGCCGATGGCGAACGCGGGGGCCACGCCGTTGATGTCGATGTAGGTCTGGACCCAGGTGGTCATGTCGGCGATCGGGTCCGCAGTGGCGACGACGTCCCACTTCGTTCCCGCGCTGACGGTGAGCGCGCCGTTGCGGGTGAAGGTGACGGTCTGGGTGACGCCGTTCTCGTTGAAGGCGATGGAGGCGTTGAACAGGACCTCACCGCGGGCCATCTCGACCCGGGCCAGGACGGCGCGGGTCATCCGGCGGGCGTCGTTGTAGATCTCCGCGACGATGGCGTCGGTGTTGCCAGTGATCAGCGACTCCTGCTTGAGCCGCTCCTCCTCGCCCAGGCGGATCTTCTTGGAGGCCGGCAGCAGCTCGCCGAAGATTCGGCTGGCGCCCTGACGGCCGCCGATCGGCGCTTCGGTGTCCCAGGAGCGGACTACCGCGGCGTCCTCGTCGCGCAGGACGGCGTTGGTGAGCTTCCACTCCAGGGAGTTCTGCAGCTTGTCCGGCAGGTACTGCGAGAGGGTGAACCGGTTGCGCTGCTCTTCGATGGTGAGCCCGCGGACGTATCCGACGAGTTCCGAGGGGTCGAACAGATCGGTGACGAGTGGCATCGGGTCCTCCTCCCTAGACGATGTAGAAGCGGGCCAGGAACTTGATAATCGCGGCTTCCTGGGCGGAAACGGCGGTCAAGTCCACGGGGAACGTGGTGGCGACGGTGTCCAGGGCGCCGGGGGTGGTGGTGGAGACGCCGGTACCCTGGGGGACCTTGGCAGCGACGATCTCGCCGTGCCATAGCAGCGCGCCAGGGGAGTCGGAGACGGCCTGACCGAAGATGCCGCCGGTCAAGTCGATGGTGGTGAACAGGAACCCGACGGGCAGTTCCTGTCCGTTGGACAGGTTGGAGACGAACGGGCCGTACTTGCCGGTGGCGGTAACCTTGGCCAGCACTGTCCCGCTCTTGACGATCCCGTTCGGGAACGGGGTATTGGTGAACAGGGTCGAGTCCAGCGTGATTGGGTCGGCGCAGTCGGTTCCGTGCTTGGAGCCCAGCCACGACTGGTCTTCAGGGGTGGCGAAGGTCTGGGTCTTGATCGTCAGGTTCATCCTGTGCCCTTCTAGGAGGGTCTGCGTCCCCAGGCGCCGCTGACTCCGCCCGCAGCGGCGGTCTCGGCCTTGGCCCGGGCGACTCCGGCGGCCAGGCCGGTGGTCGGTGCGGTGCCGGGGGTGCCGGGCTTGCGCTTGGGGTCGGTGCCGGGGGGTGGGGGTGGGCCGGTGGTAGCTGGGGTGAACAGGGCGGGAAAGGCGGCTTTGAGCGTCTCGACGTCGGCGGCGATGGCTGCCTCGTCCGCGTCGGCCCCGACGGTCAGCATCCCGCGGACCCGTCCGAGGGTGGCGGCGACTACTTCGGGCTTTGCCTCGGCCGGGATGGCCAGGCCGGCGCGCAGTAGGTACCGCTCGGCGCGGGTGGAAAACACCTCGAACTTGGCCTCCGCGCTGGTCTGTGCGGCTGCCGCAGCGTCCCGGTTGGCCTTGTCCAGGGCCTTCTGCGCCTCGGTCTTGACCGCGTCCTCGGCGTCCTTCTTCTCCTTGATGAAAGCAGCGACGTCGGTCACCGACATGCCGAGGCTCTTCTCGAGTTCGGTCTGTGCGGCTGCGATGCCATCGGCCTTGCCCTTGTCCCGCTCCTTGGCAGATTCACGGGCGATGATGGCGTTTAGCTGCTCCTGAGTGAAGGTCGCTGGCGGGGCCGGTGGTGTCGGCTCAGTCACGGTGTTCTCCCTGTTCGTTGCCCCGGCGTAGCCGGCCGGGTCCGGCACCCGGCGTTGTAGCAGCCGGTCGCTTTGCGGACAGCGTACCACCCGGCCGATCAGGTCGACCACAGTTTGACCAACGGGCAAGCTTGACTCTTGGTCAAATGACGTGCTTTACTTATCCCATGACGGAAACCGTGAGCCAAGGCCAGCAATGCCTCTGCGGTTGCCGCGCCTGGACCACCCGCAACTACGCTCCCGGCCACGACGCCCGCCACGTCGCAAACCTGGTTCGCCAGACCCTGACCGCCTGGACGACCGAGTACCCGATGTACAAGACCGAGCAGGTCTGGCAGCGGGCAATCAGGACCTTGCCGACCGACGCTCTGCGAACCAAGTATCGTCGTCGGATGTACCGGCTAGCCAGAAGCAAGGACATGCGACCAGTCGTCTCGCGGATGAACGACCCCGTTTGGCAGGCAGATCTCCGCCCGACCCGCGACATCTACGCCGTCGACCCGGACGCCCTGCCCGGTGACTGCGCCTCCGTTTGGTGGATCGCAGTCGTCGCGACTGCAATGGGCATGAGCCGCCACGACATCAACCGGAGGCACTCCTAATGGCTAACATCCTGATCGACTCGAAAGCCGACCGCAGCGCCACCCTCGCGATGATGCTTGAGGCGAAGGCCAGCCGCGACGAGCACGGTCGCCCCGACACCCGCCAGGACCACCTGCTGGTGCTGGCGCAGGCCGGCGACTGGACCTGGCTGGCCACGCCGGGCAGGCAGGCAGTGGAGCCGGAGCCGCAGCGGCGACCCACCCCCGAAGCCGAGGTCGCGACGCACCGGCCCGACGGCGCGACCGATGCGCAGCTGCGCTACCTGGCCGTCCTGCTGTCGAAGGTCGACCAGCTGGCCGGATCGAACCTGGTCGATGCGACCGCGGACGAGCGGGCGAAGCTGTCCAAGCGGGCGGCGTCGGCGCTGATTGAGAAGACCCTGGCGCAGGTCGAGAAGCTGGAGCACGACCGCGGCGCCCGGTTCATCGGTGACCCGCAGGTGTACCTGCCCCGGCAGGCCCCGACGGTGGTCGGCCCGTCGTTGCAGGCTGGTGTCCCAGCCGGGCGGTACGCGGTCCAGGGCAGCGACCGGACGGTGGACTTCTACAAGGTCGACCACGGCAGTGGCAGGTGGGCCGGGTTCGTGTTCGCCTCGCTGCTGATCGGCGCTCCGGGCGACTTCGCCGAGCAGCGGCTCTCGAAAGCCGCCACTGCGACCCTGCTGGAGCGGATCCGGGTGGCCGGGGTCGAGGACTCGGCGCGGCTGTACGGGGAGAAGACCAAGAGCTGCGGCAGCTGCGGTGCGGACCTGTCCGACCCGCAGTCCCGCGCGGCCGGCTACGGCGAGAAGTGCGCTTCCAATCACGGTTATTGGTACCCGACCCGGGCGGAGGCTCTGGAGATCCTGGGGGAGGAGTAGGTTGACCCGTAGTCAAACGGCCGGGTACGGTAGGATCCGTCGGCTCACATCCCACTAGGTTAAGGAGGAGCGCCCGGATGGGTGCAACTATCGCAAAAGGTGCCATCGGCCTGGCCCTGGGCCTGGCCATTCTGATCGGCATCGTCGTCGTAGCCGTGGCCTACCTGCCCGGCGCCGAACAGCTGCTGGTCGGGATGACTAACCAGATCGTCAGCTGGGCGCACCAGCTGCACGGCACCAACACCCAGCTGCGGTCCCCGGTCGGACCGGCCGGTACCAGGGGCCCCTGACGTGCGCCCGTCCGACTGGGGCCTAATCGGGGTGGGCCTGACCATCCTGGCCATCTGTTGGTGGCTGGACCGCAAGGACAAGAGAGGTTGGTGAAAGGCGTTATGAACCCAGGTATCGCCGCGTTGATCGCAGTAGGTGTCCTGCTAGTCGGGCTGCTCCTGTCTTGGGACAGGAAGAAGTAGCTAGGCCGGTGGGCCGGGCGGGATCGGGGGTACGACCTCCGGCCCGCCCGGCACCGGTAGGACCGGCGTCGGTGGCGGCTCCGGCAGGTCGACCTGCAGGTAGTCGGCGGCGAGTTGCGCCGAGCCGGTGGCGTTGTGCAGCTCCGCGGCCCCGGCGAAGTCCCTGGATTCGATCCGGGCGACCTCCTGCTCCGCGTCGTCCACGTTCATCCCAGCTGACACCAGCACGTCGATGGCGGTCTCCGCGGAGATCACGGGCGGGCTGGACGCGCGCAGCTTCACCACCAGTTCGACTACTGAGGCCAGGTCGCTGGGCAGGTACGACCCGAACGCCAGGCTGGTCGGGTACCAGGTCGCCGGGACGTCCGGCATCTTCCCGGCCAGGCCCATCCGCCACATGAACCGGAACAGGATCGGGTACTTGTCCTCCCGGGCCAGTCGCATCTTCGTGATCATGCCGGCCAGGGGGCCGAACGAAAGTGCCAGCGCGATTCCGCTGGGGACCTCCGACGGCTTCACCCTGCCCATGATGGACTCGGGCACCCGGGCGTTCACCGATAGCCGCGCCAGCAGGTGTTCAACCAGCTTCAGCAGGGCGTCCAGGCCGCGGGAGTTGTCCAACAGGGACAGCTTCCCGTCTCCGGTCTCCCACACCTCACCGGGCCGGTAGGTCGGCTCGGTCTGACCCAGCGTGCCCTTCTCCAGGGTCATGGTCGGGCTGGCTACGGTTACCCCTGCGGCGGCCAGGTCGGTGTCGGCCGAGGCGATGTCATCCAGCAGCTGCAGGATCGTGGCGATGGACGAGCGCCCGTAGTGCTCCTTCACCGATACGGTATTCGGGACGTGCACTACCGGCACGAAGTCGATCTGCATGTCGACCTGGCGGATCTCCAGCCCGTCCTCGCCGACGGCGTACCGCGCCGCGGAAGTGTCCAGCTGGTCGATGGTGCTGGTCTGGCCGGGGTCGTAGAACCAGGTCGCGTCCGTGTACACGCAGGTCTTGGTCGAGGGGGCGTCGTTCCAGGGGTGGGTGACCGGGATCTCCAGGTCGACCAGCTCCCAGGTCAGCCGGCGGACCACTACCTTGCCGTCCGGGGGGTTGGCGACCCCGGTGCGGTCGATCTCCCAGGCGATGTGGACTCGCTCCGGGAAGTCGTCCTCGTTCCCGTCGGTCAGCACAGGGAAGTAGAACCCGGGGTCCCAGACGCGGATCCGCGGGCGTCCCTTCTCGGCGGACCAGCCCAGGGTGTAGACGCCGTCCCCCAGCCCGACCGCGTCCCGCTCGACCTCGATCAGCTTCAGCTGCCCGCGCTCGTCGCCCCACAGCTGCCGCAGCCACTCCTGCAGGTCCGCGGCGGGTTGGGCGTCGGGCCCGGCGCCGTCCTTGCCGGCGTCCGCGGCGCCGTCCACCTCGATCTGCTGAGACTGCCCCAGCAGGGCGTCCAGGATGGTGTCACGCAACAACGCAGGGTCACCGTACTCGCGGTGTAGCTGTTTGGCGTCAGCGTCCGCGTCGGGCAGGTAGTAGCGGGCGGCGTTGTCCAGGTACGCCTGCAGCAGCTGGTAAGCGGTCAACCTGCGCTGGTGCTCCCCGACCCAGATCGGCTGAGTGAAGGTCGACCCGGGGGAGGCCGTATTGCCCATCGTCCGCTTGTAGGACAGCGGGGTCCAGTTGTCCTGGATGAACGCTCTAAAGCCCATGGACGCCATGGTACCGTAACCGGACCCAGGCCCACCAGGCGCGCAAGGTCGACCGGCGTCCGCAGAACCCGCAGCGGCTCATGCGAACCCGCGCCAGGGCCGGGACTTCGGGTCGTCGATGTCGCAGTAGTCCCAGGCGATCGGCGGGGCGTACCCGCGGCGCCTCGCCTGCCCGGCCGTGAGATTGGACGGCCCACGCCGGGTGGAAAGCCGCCGGTAGACCGCGTCGACCAGTTCGACGGAGCTGCGGTGGCAGTACGGGTGCGCCCGCCCGACACGCTCCTGCACCCAACGCTTGGTCCGGCCTGCCTCCGCGCCGATCGCCTCGGCGGACCAGCCGATCGCGTACAGGGCCTGGATCCGCCGTCTTACCCCGATCGACGGGACCAGGCGCGGGCGCCCGTGCATCTGGTCCAGGATCCGGAGGGATTCGTAGGTGGCCCGAGCGCGCCGGGCAGACTCGCATTTGCACCGGTAGTGGATGTGGGCAGTGTTGGTTCCGTGCCGGATGGCGGTGCAGTTGGGATCGGGGGGGAGCCCCGGCAGCCGAACGGCTTGACTCATCACAGTTGCCCCCTCCCCGACGCCCGGCCGGCCCGACATTGCAACCGGCGCTTGTTCCCCCCGGGACCGGGGCGGCGGTATCGGTGCTTCCGACCTCCCGCCCCGGATCGCCGACGGTACGGAGCGGGTAATCCGCACCTCGTGTCGACTCGGCCTACCCGTATGTGCACGGCCGCCCGGGGGACTGACCTGATCCTACCCAGGAGTTTGTCTCCTGCGCAACTGCCGCCTGCGCTTGCAGCCGCGTTCGGACACGCACCGCCACTTGTCGCCGTAGCGTTCCAGTCCGGCAGCGGTCGCCCCACAACGGTGGCAGGCCCGGCAGCGCACGGGCGCCGCCTGCAACTCGGCCTGCAACCGCACTAGGTCCACAGGGTCACCAGGTCGGCGACCAGCCCGTACAGGCAGGTCAGGGTGATCAGCACGTTGACCACGCTCCGCATGCGGCGATTCTACCCGGGTCAGCGCCGGCCGGCCAGGCGCCGGTCCCGGATCTGGGTCCGGGCGACCGGCTGCGCCTGGTGCGCTGTCGCGTTGGAGTAGACCACGGCGTCCGCCCGGTCCGGCGAGTCCACCCCGCGCGCCTTCATGTCCTCTTTGGCCTCGACCCAGATCTGGCCTTTCGAGTTCGTCCCCCAGCGGATGTCCACCAGCTGGGCGGCCAGGTCGTCGTCCTCAGGGTCCAGGTCGATCTCGCCGTCCTGTAGCTTCCCGCGCAGCTCCCAGTACCACTCCGACCGGGCGTTGACGAAGCGGTTGCGACCGTCCTTAAGCTTCTGCTTGCAGGTGGACCCGCCGTTCAATCCGACCGCGTCGAACCCGTCCTCCACCAGCTGGTCCAGCACCCCCCCGCCGACCCCGACGTCGTCCACCTGGGCGCGCACCGGGTGGGTGTTGCCGAAGATGAACTGTTTGACCTTGCCGGTGGTCTCGGTGGTCGGCCAGCCGTGCCCGGAGAACACCCGCCGGATGTGGTTGCCCTGCCGCAGGTAGCCGCAGGTCTCGTCCGACCCGAACCTGGCGACGTCTACCCCCAGGACCGAGTCGAACTGGTTGGGCACAATGGAGCGGTTCTGTGCGGCCAGGACCCAGGCGGGTTGAATCAGGTTGTGGTCTCCGACCTCCGGGAACAGGCCCAGCACCTTCGACTGATACAGCGGGTTCTTCTCGCCCCAGCGCTTCTTGCGCTCCTGCACCCAGACCTTGGAGATCAGCAGGTCGTTCAGGTACTCCGGGACGGCCTCGTCCGTGAAGTTCGGGGTATCGAAGGCGGAGATCGGCTGGACGGTCCACCCGGACCCGGGCGCGCACACCTTAGCGAACTGGCTACCGGGGTCGTCCGGGTTGCCGATCGCCAGCACCCGACAGTGTACGTTCGTGGCGAGGGTGTCCACCGCGTTGTACAGCCAGACCGGGATGCCGCCGGCCTCGTCCAGGATGATCAGGACGTACCTGGCGTGGATCCCGGAGAACGACGCAGCGGCTTCCTCGTGGGAGACGTGGTCGGCGGGCTTCCGGCCGTAGGCGACCAGCTCGACGTTGTCCGGGCCCATATACCAGTGGGCCTGCTTGGTCACCTTCCCCGCCAGCCCCCCGGCGCGCTGCATCTTGCCGATCTCGCGCCACAGGATGGCCTTAACCTGGGCGTCGGTGGGGGCGGTGGTCACCACGAACGCCTCGCCGACCGTGTGGGAGTCCAGCCACCAACAGGCGATCGCAGCGGCCAGGTAGCTCTTGCCGGCGTCGTGACAGGACGGGACGGCCACGTACCGGTGGTCCCGGACCAGCTCCATGACCCGACGCTGGACCGACCACAGGAACGCGCCGATCCGCTCGGTGACCCAGCGGGTGGGGTCCGCGGCGTAGTCGACCCGCGGACCCCACAGGCCTGCCAGGGCGGTCAAGTCCTTACTTACCGTCGACGGCATCCTGCCACACCTTGGCCAGGGCTATGGCCTCACTGTCCAGCCGCGCCTCGTTATTCAGCTGGTCCCCGGGTTCTACTGTGACGGTAATCTCGTCCGGGCGTCCCAGGTCCTCCCAGTCTGCGACGGTGAGGTGGGTCGCGAAGTCGTCTTCGGGCCGGCCGTACTGCACGACCCGCTCGACCCGGCTACGGAACCGCAGCACCTTCCGGGTTCGGCTAGGTCCCATTCTCGTCATCCTCCCGTGCTCCCTGCTGGTGTCGGGGTTGGAACCGGTCGTGTCGAAGGCGGGGTCAGGGTCGGCGTGGTCGACGCGGTCTGGATGGGTGGCAGCGGGCCGTTGACCCCGGTGCAGCGGTTGTTGTACGCCTGCCTATTCGCGTTCACAATCTTCACCAGGACGCGGTTGGGGTCGGCCGGCAGTGGGATGGTGGCCAGCGCCTCGAACGACCCGCAGTCCTTGTCGATGATCCGGTGCAGGCGGGCTGTCTCCTGGGACTGGTAGGCCAGCGCTACCCCCCCGACCAGCACGACGAGGGCGATCGTGGCGAAGAACCACCGGCTGCGGCGCCTCAACCGCAGGTCCACCCGTTCGCCGACCTCGACCAGTTCATCTATCGCGGTTGCCAGCGGTACCTTCCGGTTCGGCTCCACCTGTCTCCCCCTTCTGCCCTGCCGTCTCCAGCTCGTTCGCGCGTTCCGCCACCTCGGCGGACAGCTCGAGTAACTGCTTGGACCACCTCCGCAGGTCTATCCTCGTGTTCTCCAGTTCCCTCCGGGATACCATGCTGCTGCTCACCTACGATCGTCCAGGATCGTAACCACGCGGTTCAACACCCGGTTGGACTCCACCATTGCCGGGACGAAACTCTCTCGGATCTCCCTGTTCAAAGCCTCCGCGTCCTCCTGCGCCTTGTCGCGCTGAGCCTTCAGGTCGGCCACGGTCGTCCTGGCGAAAGCGATCAACACGCCGCAAATAACGCCAACCGCGCCCAGGTTCAGCAGCGGCCCGTAGTCGCCTAAACCACCGTCCGCAGCTGCGGACCACACCGCCAGCGTCAGCAACATCCGCTCTCCTCAAGATGCAGTAATGGCGAGCAGCCGGCGGGACACGACTGCCCGCACCTGGTTGTCGTTCGGGTCGTGACCGAGGTCTGTGATGATCGCTGCGATCAGGCCGGACATCAGGTCGACGCGCTGGCCGTCCAGCTTCAGCTGGCGGTCGACCAGGTTGGCATCGACGCCCATCTTGGCGACCCGGGCGAGGTGGGCGCGCTCGTCCCGGTACGCCTCCATCACGGCCCGGGTCGCCGGGTGGGAGGTTAGTGCCGCCAGCGGCGTAACCTTAGCCTTGCGCGGGACGCCCAGTGCGTCGAAGTATTCGACCTCGACCAGGCCGTCGTCATCGGTGGGCCAGGCGTGCTGGATCTGGTCCTGGATCCAGGCGACCAGCCCGGCCGACCGGTTGATCTCGTCCGCCAGCGCACGTTCCGGCGTGGTGTCGACCGAGATGCCCAGGTCCAGCGCGGCGCGCCAGGCGTGGGCCTCGGTCCGGACCTTCTCGGCGTACTGCTTCCCGCTGGGGGACTGCCCGAAGTGCCAGGCGCAGTGACCCCAGCCAGGGTGGTCGGTGCCGTAACCGGCTGGCTGCTTGCAGGTCGGTGCCTCCGGCCCGCGGTTGGCCTTCCTCCCCCCGCAGAACCTCTGCTTGACAGCCTTCAGCTCAGGTCGGATATTCCCATCTGCGCCGCGGTCCGGCGTAGCCTTCGGCATTCGCTTGCCTCCCAGGCAAAGCGTACCCCAGATTTCCCCGGGGTGTCTACAGGCCGCTGGACCCGAATCCGTTGATGCCGCGGGCGTGGGCCTCCAGCTCGTTGACCTCCTGGGGTGGGCCGAGTCGCATCGACGTGTTGTCGAATATCAGCAGCTGGGCGATTCGGTCGCCGGCCTCGATCACCGTGGGCGGCCCACCCCCCAAGTGCTGGACGGCGGCGAACAGCTCGCCGCGCCAGCCGGTGTCGATCACGCCGGGCTGGACCAGCAGGCCCCGCTTGCGGATGGTGCTGCTCCTGCCGACGATCATCCCCCAGCAGCGGTCCGGCAGCTGGATGGCGATTCCGCACGGGACGTCGCGGAACTGGCCGGCGGGGATGGTGACCCGTTCGGAGACGTACAGGTCGTACCCGGCGTCGTCAGCGTGGGTCTTGGTCGGGAGCTTCCCGGCGGGGCTCAGGAGCTTGACGCTGAACGGGTCCGGGCGGGGGATCTGCGGCACCTGCTGGTCGGCCAGCCACTCGACCGCGGCGACGGCGTCCAGGTTGAAGTAGGCGCGGCGCCCGTTCGGGGGCAGCGCCCAGCGCTGGGTCCCGCCGAGGATGGCCACGGGCTGGTCCCATTGGACCATCGCGCGTTCGATCTCGATCGGAACACCGGCACTGGGGACGTTGTCGGGCAGGAGGGCGATCATTCCCTCGCAACGGCCCTGTGCCCACAGGTTGACCTGCCGGACCTCCCGCCCGACCTGGAGGCCGGCCGGGGTGCGCCAGGCTGCTTGCGGGTCGTACCAGCCGATGCCGGTTTTAACCAGGGCGGCCTTGACGTCCTGGGCCAGCCAGGTCAGCTGGGTCGGGTCGTCGGCTCCTACCAGGTCGATCGGCTGGGCGAGGTAGACGAATCTCACTTGGTTTCCTTCCCGGCTGGGTAGTGTTCCACGGTCCTGCCAACCTTGCCGAACCACTCGTGCCGGTCCAGGTCGTAGTGCGCCCCTTGGTGGACGGGGTTCCGGCGCCAGCAGGTGTAGGGGCCGGCCCGGTATTGGCAGCCGGCCCCGCGCTGGGCAACCTCGGTGGTCCACCCGGCCATCCCGCGTGGCGCCGGCTTACGGGCCAAGGTAGATCCCCCAGCCGGCCAGCCAGGTCAGCACCGCGGGCAACCCGTCGTGGTCTTCTCGCAGGCGCAGGTGTTCGATCAGGACGGGCGGGTGGCCAGGTTTTTGTATTTGCAAGTATGACTCGAAGCTAGCGTAACCCGTCTTGACGATCCATTTCGCGTCGGGCGAGATGAGTTCGCCTTCGCGGTGGAAGGTCCACCCGTCGTGCTTCAGCAGGTCGGTCGTCTGGGTCAGTACGGTCATGGTCGCTCCCGTATCTCGAACCGGTCGATGGCGTTTGTCGGGTACCCCCAGGTCAGCTTGAGGGCGGGGTATTGCCCGTCACCGTAGCCGACGGGCGGCCGGGTCACCAACAGTACCCCGGCTTCTACCCGCCAGGTCAGGCTGTCGTGCTCGTGTTCGATGACGGCGCTGGGGATCTCGGCGAGGATGGCGGGGTCGACGGCCGCGGTCCGGTAGATGGTGATCTTCACGGCCACATCCCGGTCTGGCGGATCCGCCGGGCCATCACCGAGTAGACGGTGACGTCCAGCCAGGTGTCGTCCGAAGGCCGTTCGCCCCGCTGGAAGGCGGAGAAGATCCGGGCGGTCTTTCCGAGCAGGTAGAACGCGCAGGCCATTTCCCGCCCGATCGCGAGGCGCTCCTCCTGGGTGGCGCCGGTCCACATGCCGTCGGCCAGGGCGACCATGGCCTGCCCCATGATGTCCAGGTCGTAGGCGCCGTATTCGACAGCCTTGGGGACAGTCGCGTTGATGTCCTGCTGGGCCAGCTTCTCCCACCACTCGGTCAGCCGGTTGATGGCCTCCACCAGGTCGGTGGCGTTCGGGTTCTCCTGCACGTCACCGCTCCAGGATCGTGTCGGGGCCGGTACCGACCAGCCGGATAGGTGCGCCGCAGTCCGATTCGACGGTGGCGAGGTACTTCTCGGCCAGGACCACCGGGTCGATGCCGGGCCCGTAGGTCATCCCGGCGGCAGCGGCCCAGGCGCCGTAGCTTCCGGTTTCCCCAGCCAGGAACGGCAGGTCGTAGTCGACCATGGTCAGCGCGACCTTGCACCGGCCGTTGGCTTTGACGGCAGCGCGGGCGAGGTCGCGGTCCCAGCGCCCGACCCGGCGGACCTTGTTGGTCACGGTCGTTCTTTCGACTGGCTGTCCGACGACGTCCCAGGTGACCTCCTGGTGCATGGGCCCGCTGGTACCGGCGACGCGGATGGGCCAGGTCCGCAGTACGACCCACACGTCGGCTGCCTGGGGCGGGATCCCCGCCATGGACATGAAGTCGATGGCGCGGCAGTCGCTGGAGGTACAGTACGGGTACCAGCCGGCGTGCAACCCGAGTGCGTAGCCCTGGGTCCCTTCGACGATGACGTGAACCGGGCCGGCGATGGCCTGCCAGGCGTCACGTACCGCCCAACGTCTCCTGGTCCCGTACAGGTCGCAGGTCCTCATGATACGGGCGGCCCGGGTCTTGCCGACGCCTTTCCCGGTGGACCCGATCCGGGCGACCAGCTCAGCTTCCGATTCCAGGAAGCCGGGGTCGATCACCGATGCCTGGAAGTCGACCATCAGCCGTGAGGAGGCGTCGTACCCGGCCGAGTCCAGGGCCGCTACTTCCGCTTCCAGTACGGCCAGGTCGACCTCGGACCCGGCGGCGATGACCAGGACCGCATCAGGTCGGGTCACCGCGGCGACCGGCACCTGCCGCAGCTTCCAGGGGTGTCCCTCACCGACCGGAAGCGAGTCCAGGTGGCCGTCCTGGAGGCCACACACCTGTCCGGGGCATCGGCCGTAGACGGTGTGCCCAGCGTTCGGCCCGGCGACCCGGATTGCGACTACGGGCTGTTCGGACCGCGCGGCGAGGTGCCCGGCGACAGCGCCTTTCCCCTCGGACCCGTACTGCCCTCCGACTACGACGCTCAGCTTCATCCGCGCTTCTCCTTGTCTCGTTGGTACTGCCGGTCCAGGTCAGCGACCGCCTGGGGCAGGTCGTACTCTAGTCCCGGGTCCTGCGGGTCGACCGGTTCCAGCACTTTCTGATACACGGTCGTCCCGTCGTCCGGGATCAGCTGCAATCGTAGCTTCATGACCACCTCTTCGCCTCTAGCAGCATCGGGACCTTGAACATCCGGGTACCGTAGTCCGACCCCCAGGCGCAAATGCCGGCGACGATCGAGGGAGCCCGGTCGTCCGGCAGCAGCAGTAGGACCGAGTCGTGCACGGTCAGCAGCATCCCGGCCTCCCCGATCCCGGATGAGATTCCGAGTTGGGGTATGCCGGCGTCCTGCATCCGCTCCTCGACCTCCAGCATCAGGTCCTTACCGAGTTCGGCCAGGGACGCCTGAATGTACTGGTTGAACGCCTTGTGGGTGTACTCGTCCTCTCGGAACCACCGCTGGCGGCCGTTGATCAGCCGCACCCGCCGGTCGATGTCGGCCCTGCGTGCCCACCTGCGGCTGGCCCGCTCATACTCGGGGTATAGCCCGTTCCAGTCGGTGACGACCCGCTCGGCTTCCTCGTCCTCGATCAGGACCCCGGTCTCCTTGCGGACCATCGCCTGGAAGGTGGGCCAGCCGGCCCCGAAACACAGCGTGAAGTTCGCCCGCTTGCCGACCTGCCGGATCAGCGGCCACCGGACGGACGAGGGGTCGGTGTGGAACAGCTCGGTCGCGGTGTACCCGTGCAGGTCCGTCCCCAGGGAGAAAGCCTCGAGCATCCGGGTGCAGCCGGCGGTGACCGCGGCGGCGCGCAGTTCCGCCTGGGCCCAGTCCAGCTCCCACAGGCTCCAGCCGGTCAGCCGGGCGACCGCCGAGCAGATCATCGCCCGGGGGGTGGGGATCCCTTCCAGCAGCGAGTAGGAGGTCAGGCGGTAGTCGTGTGGGATGGCGTGCAGCTGCACCCGTTCGGCCGAGTAACGCCCGGATACGACCTTGACCTGCCGGAAGGAGGCGCGTAGCCGGCCGTCGGTCCCGATCTTCTCGGCGTAGCCGCGGTACCACATCGACTCGGCGGTCTCCAGCTGGGACCAGGAGGCGTACTCCCCGGCGTATGGAACCTGGACTTTGACCATCCGGTCGAGGATCTCAGCGGTCAGCTGGGGTTCCCTGTTCTTCTCGGTGACGGCATAGGGGGGCAAGTTTAGGCAGGGCTGCCCCTTAGCGGTGCGACCCACCCCGAAGAAGTATTTCTTGGCCGCCGGGGTGTTGGGGACGAATGGCAGTCCGGCGGCGATCTTGGCCCGGACCTGCTGGATCTGGGCGGCTGCAGCCAGGGATGCTGGGGCGTCGTACGGCACCCCGCGGCGCGTCATCCGGTACAGGATCTTGCCCAGGGCGAACTCCCGATGGCACCATGACGGTACTCCGCTGCCCTCCCAAAGAACTCGAGCCTGCCTGGCGCGTAGACGTAGGGTCTGCCGGGCGTCCATGTCAGCGTAGGGCCCCAGGATGTCCCACGGGATCAGGTCGTAGCGGCCCGCCGGTAGCTTGTTGCGGGTCAGGTAGGTCTTGATCCGCTGTTCGTACTCGCGCATGCCGGTTCCGGGCCACAGCCGCTCGGCGGTCGGCTTCAGTGAGGTCGTACCCGACAGGGGCCACAGCTCCTTGCAGCCGGTCTGGGTGTCCCACCAGAACGCGTGCTCCAGCTCCCGCCCGGGCCACAGTCGGGTCCCGACCCGTAGCTTCTCCAGGTCGAACGGGGCGTTGTGGAACACCAGCGGCCGGGCCGATAGCCACGACAGGAGCGTGTCCCACTCGGCCCGGGGCAGGTTCACGTCCGAGTCGAACAGCGAGCCCTGCCCGTTGTCCTCCGGCTTCCCTTCGGTCCCCTGATCGAACGGGAACGCCGCGGACCGGACGCAGTCGTCCGACTCACAGAACACCCAGTCGGGCGAGCCTCCGGCGTCCAGGGCGTCACCCCAGGGCGTCCCCGACCCGCGGAACACCGACAGCGAGCAGGCGTGGTCCCACCAGGCGACCGAGACGGTCGAGGTCCGCGCCCCGTCGTCGGCGAACAGCCCCGACGTCTCCGTGTCACACGACACCTCACCCATCACGTCCGGTAACGACGAGGGCAGCCAGCCCCGCTGAGCCAACTGGACCACCTCGCTCCGCGTCTTAGGCACCCGACGATCCTTCCGTAGTATTTGTCTCTTCGTCAAGCTCCCGGATCCGCCGGTCGGTCTCCTCCTTCTCCGCCTGCCAGCCGGCGATCCGCCGCTGGTGCGCCTCGACCTGCTCCTGGGCGTAGCTGATCCGCCGGTCCAGCCAGGTCGACTGGGCCGCCAGCCGCAGTGCTTCTTTACTCTTAGTCACCGTAGTCCTCTCGTCGATTTACTCCATGTGGTCGACATCCCCCGGAGAAAGACCCCCCCCGGTGTGTTGCCCGCGCGTAGCGCGCCCACGCGCGAGGCGACTCCGTTGCACCGCGTCGTATATGGGTCTTTCGGCACCAATAGTCGACCCACCCATTAACACCCCCTCTGACCGGCCCGTCTTGTGGTCGACATCCCCGTCGACCACATGTCGACCACGCAGACCACTAGGACCTCTTCCGGGGGGTTGAGCGGGCAGCCCTATCCTGTTGGGACACCGATAGCCTAGGGTAGGTCTGCCCTGTAGATGAAACCTGGGGTACATCTGCCCCGGGTAGGGGTGCCCGTGACTCTAGCGCAAATAGGGTGTGGTCGACACCCCCGTCGACCACATCTGAGAAGTCCACGAGCAGCCGCGCGCTGACATCTGCCGGAACCATCTGGTAGGTCGGCCGCTCGGACTTCCGACCACCCAGCCGGATCTTCTGGAAGTCCGCCCCGATGACCCCCGAACGCTCTCCCTTCATACCCAGCGCCCGGGCCTGGTCGGCTAGCGCCGACTCGGTCTCGGTCCGGGCCTGCACCCGCCCGCCAGTCCACTTCGACCACCACGCGGCCAGCGCCGGGATGTTCACCCACAGGGCCGGCCGGCCGTCCGGGCCAGGGCGCACCAGCACCGGAGTCGGTAACCCGTAGTAAGGGGCGGGGTCTGCCCTGACCGGCTCGAGCACCGGCCCGTACACCCGCAGGCAGGCCGGTATGACCCGCAGCGTCAATGTGTTCTCCGCCCCCAGGTCCACCTGCCCGGCTACCCACGCGTCCACCCGGGCGATGTGGGAGTCGTCCTGGACGACCTGCGCCAGGACCCGGGCGCCGACCCGCAGGACGGCCAGCTTGTCCGCATGCCGGCCCCCCGACGACGGCCGCAGCGACGCCAGCTGCCCGACCACCGGGGCGTGGCCCAGCGCCGCCGCTACCAGCGTCCCGGCGAACACGTGCAGCCCGGCCGGGTACTGGGCGGCCAGGTCCAGGATGTCATCCCACTGAGGCCGCCCCGACCCGGTCACCGACAGTCTGCCCTGCGGATTCGGCAGCTCTATCTGGATGGTGCGGTCCAGCAGCGCCTTCTGGTCGTCGGTCACCCCGCCCTCCCCGGACAGGATGACCGGGGCGGTCAGCTTCGCGTCCACGTTCCCGCGGGCGTCCGAGTCCTTCTTGGAGTAAGTGCCCTCCGCGGTCGCCGCCCGCAGGACCTCCGCCAGGTGCTCCAGGGTGTTCAGGTCGTCCAGCCACGCCGGGCCGTTGCGGTGCGACGCCAGCCGGTCCCGGAACGCCGCCATCGTGTCCACCCCCTGCCCGCGGGTGGACCCGGCCAGCTGGTGCATCAGCTGGGGGAACCCGGTGGTCTTGCCGTGCCCGGACGGCGCGACCAGGGCCAACACCGGGAACAACGCAGACCTCTGCATCAGCTGACCCTTCAGGTGGGCCGCCATGTACCAGGCGCCGACGACGGACGTGACCGTCGGGTCCTGGAAGGTCAGCACCTGCCGCAGGACCGAGACAGCCACGGGCAGGTCACCGAACCCGTAACTGAACTGCACCTGGTTACGCCGGCGTAGGTCCGGGTCCGGGCGCACCGAGGTGGCCTCCGACAGGCCCGCGGCGGTGATCTGACCCTCGAAGGTGATGTACGCCTGGGCGGTGTCGTCCCAGCCCAGCCGCGGTACCACCCGCACCCCCGGGGCGTCCTGCCCGGCCAGGTAGGCGGCCAGCCGGCTGCCCACCGACCGCTCCCCGTGAATCGTCACCTGGTTACGGACCTCCCAGGTCAGCAGCTTCTTGCGGTCCGCCAGCTGCTCAGCCGACAGCAGGTCCGTTACCCCGGACGGCTCGATCCGCACCTCGTAGCCGGCGACCCGCCCGTCCGCGTCCCGCACCGTCCCGGTGGCGGCCAGGTCGAAATCCGCCCAGCGCTTGTCCCCGTGCATCAGCACCCCGTCCGGGGCGGTCAGCCCCGCCGGCCCGGAACCGTCCTGTGCCGCTGCGGCGCGGCGCCGCGGTGCCCGCGGTTTCGCCACCGCCGCAGCGAAACCAGAGTCGATGGTCTTGTCCACCTCGAAAGGGTCCAGCCCGACTTGCAGGCCCGCCGTGGACAGCGCCGACCGCACTTGCGCCAGGTCGATCCCGGCGATCCCGCCCAGGTTGAACGCGCTGGCGTTCAGCTGGTTGTTGCGGTCGCCCTGTTCGGCCGCCAGTACCGCGGCGACCTCCTGGGCCAGGGCCTTGTTGCTGTACCGGTCCGCCAGCCGGGTCGATACGTTCGACCGGTCCTTGTCCTTGTGGAACCTTTCACAGGACCCGGCCGGCAGCGCCGGGACCGAGGGAAGCGGCACCTCCCAGCGGTAGCACCAGCCCGTCTCGTGCACCGACGGCGGTACCACTACCCCGCCCTTACCCGCCCCGCGGACGTGGAACCCGTAGCCCTTGACCGTCCAGTGGTCCCCACCCTCCCCGGCCGGTAGCCGGTACCAGCGGTGCTGCCCGTGCGCTGTACGGGCGACCCCCGCCTGCCCGTACAGCGCGCCCAGGCGGTTCTTCCAGAAGGCGACGCTGGAATCGGAGTCCAGGTCCAGCACCACCCAGGGGTCCTGTACCAGGACCCACAGGCCGGTAGCGGTGGCCAGGTCCCAGGCCTGCAGCTGCGCCAGGTCCCACAGCGGCCGGTCGCGCAGCTTCGACCAGTTCAGCGTCGGCGCCTTCTGCCGGTCGTGCAGCGGCAGGACCCGCAGGCCCGCCCGTAGATACTGGTCGGCGGCGCCGGCCAGCGGCCAGCCCGAAGGTAGTATCGGCACCAGCCACCCCCTCTCGTTCGGACGGGTACCGGCCCGCCCCCGGACATGCGGGACGGGCCGGTACAGAGCGGGACAGGCGGCTAGGGCTCGATCGGGGCCAGCGAGTCGATCACGTTCTGCAGCTTCCCCGCGTTCTTGCCCTTCTCCTGGACCTGCTGCGACACGTACGCGGTGCAGCGGTCCCCGATCATCTCCTTGGTGTCCGAGTCCAGGGTGTAGCCCAGGGCGTCGAACACCTCCCGGATCCGGAACCCCGCCTGGGGGGCCAGGCTGGTGTTGGTCCACAGCCGCCGGCCCTTGTAGGAGCCGTCGG